ATAACCAGGGGGAGCAATCCCCCGCTTTTAATCACAAAATTTGGAGGTAGTGAAGTGGATAAAATAAAGCAGCGAGTTATCGAATCGTTCAAGGCTGAATTTGGCTATGTGCCGGAAGATCAATTTAAAAACATAAAAATTGATCTTGATTACGGTATAGCCGAAGCCGATAAATACTGGTGCCGTTTAACCAAAACCGGGAAAGTTAAAAAACATTCCTGGCGATTAAATTTATCATAACCACCATCACCCCCGCCCGGTTGCAGGCATGGTGTCGGCGTAATTCCGGGGGGGGACTTAAAACGTAAACAGGAGAATTAAAATGTTTGCAATTCGATTAACCGATAACTTCTATATTGACAAAAATGGAATGCCTCTTTTTATCGACGGAAAAAATTTTACAATGGAAGCTGTTTTACAGTTTTCTTCCCAAAAAGAGGCGGAGGAATATCTTCGCAAAAATGAAGAAGAAAATATTCCTACCGAAAACTGTGAAATTATTAGAATATCGCAACAATAAGAAAAGAGGTGCAACCGTGAACATTGTTGCAATTAATCAAATCATTGACGCGCAACCGAATAAGGCTCTGCGTCAATTCGCCCGGCTCGCTGCGCTGCTCTTGCTGCGCGGCGCAAGTGTGCAAATTAAAAACATGGCGGAATTTAATGTAGCCGCCAAAATTCAACAAATTCTTTCAGGAGGAGGCGTAAAATAAAACTATTTCTCGCCCGGCTAACGGGCTTAATTTGGCTGGCGCTGGCGCTGGCGTTCTGTTCAATCTAAAAAAGTGAGGTTGAAATGAATTTTCAAGAGTGGAAAAAAGCACAAAGGTTCGGGAATCAACACCCGGACTTAGAGGCGGTCGAAATACCGCAAGAATTTCAGAATGAACCAGAAGTTAAAGCGGCAATAAAAAAGCCGTCGGTTCGCTACGGTTCGACTAAGTATATTCTTCCCGATGGGGTTTATTTGTTCTCTGACGGTGTTGAATGTATTGTCACCGAAGAATGAATAATAATTCCCCCAAAACCCGCTTTTCGATTCTGCTTGCGGTTCGGGAGGCGGGTGGTAAACTAAAAATCTAAAAACGAGGTAGTGAAATGTTGGAAAAATTTTGGGCAAGTTGTGAAAATTACGAGGGAATATCTTACGGAGACTTCTCCGGGAAATTTGAAGTCTTTGCTCCCGGCGTTGGCAAGGTCGGGGAAATTAAATCAAAAAATCTTGCCGATTACAGAAAGAAATTGGCAAAATATGTTAAGGAATACGGTGAGGAAATCATCGTAGAACGCGCTTAAAATTATTTTATTCACAGCCGCCCGGAGCAATCCCGGCGGCTTTTTTTATGTACTGAACGGCAGCGGCCACCGCCAGAACTGCGGCAGCCGAAAAATAATGTGAAAAAACAAATTAAAGCATTGCCAATATATCAAAATCACCCCCGCAATTATCCACCAATCTAACCCGCCTAAAAGATAAAATCCCACCATTGCCAATACTTCCCAAATCCCCTGGTAAATATGATAGGCATCGAATACCGTTCCCTCGCGCAAATCCCACGTGAAAACGATTTCCGGGAGCCAGGATTGATGCGCCTGATTGAATACGATTATTTGAACCAGCGCCCGAAATGCTGCGCTGATTATTAGCAAAATGTAGGGTGTCATAATATCACATAGCCTTTCTCATTGTCTCTTTCCCATTCCATTACCGCTAACTTGCGGTTGGGACGGGATGCTGTGGTGTATCCGCATTTCAAACATTTTACCTGGTATTTTTTGCCATCCCTGACTAAAACAGGCTCATTTGTGCTGCAACATTTACAATTATAGTCGGTAATTACTTTCATCTTTCCCCTTTTTCAAAATTCTTTCTTCCATAATTTTTCTAACCACTTAATTAGTGTTTCCCGCCCGATTTTCATTCCTTCACCATCTTTGTGCATAATCAGGAAATTGCCGTTTTTCAGCCGCTTGATGGTATAGTCACCGATTTTCATATTTCCCCTTTTTCAAAACACATAACAGTTGTCTAAAATACTTCCAGTCTTTTCGAGTTTGGCGTTTTCATCATTGACCGGGTACCAAAATTCACCCTTCATGTTTGTAAGCTCGATACAGTTCATTCCGCCCCGCTTGCAATAGCGCACAAATACGCCTTTTCTCTGCGGGTTTGATTCGCTTGCATAATGATTTACAACAATATCACCAAATTCAAACATGACTTTCCCCTTTCTCAAAACGGTTAATATTTCTCATCCTCAACTACGTCACCCCGAAAATCATTGCTCGAATTATACCCGCCCCCCGGAACATCCCACTTCTCTTTTTGCCAATATTCCCATTCGCTTTTATAAGATTTCGCTTCCTCTTTTGTCGCTTTACGCTCAACAAGGCAATGATATTTTTCGGCTTCCCAATAAAACATAAACTCGTTTTCAGTTGTTAAAATAACATCGTAATCATCATACATGACTTTCTCCTTTTTGGTTAAAATGGTACTGATTCCTGTTCTATCCCCTCCGCCGGTGCGGGTTCTGTATATTCCATAAAACCATTTCCCGCCCATTGCTCAATTTTCTTGTTTGCTAAATCGTAATAAAAACGTAATGCGCCCCTTGCCCCTTCTCTCTGTTTCGCGGAAATTATTTCAAGATAGTTTTTCAAATCATCCTTTTCAACGCTCTCGACTTCCAGCCCCGGATAATACCCCGGCCTGTAAGCAAATAAAACAATATCCGCAACCTGTTCAATCCCGCCCGAATCTCTTAAATCTGACAGCATCGGCTTTTTATCGTGCCGGGTTTCTACTGCCCGGCTTAATTGAGCAACCACAAGGTGAGGTATTCCGGTTTCGCGTGCGTTCTGTTTCAATCCCTTTGCAAGTTCTTCAATTTCCCGGTTCCGGTTTTCAGCTCTTGGCGCATCCATCAAACTCAAATAATCAAAAATAGCCAGTTTGATCCCATAATTTTTCATAGCATACACAACCTTGTTTTTCGCGCTGAATACGTTTTGAGTAGGCGAATCGTCAATAAAAATCGGTAAATCTACGTTTTTCGCGCATCCGTCTAAGTATTCCTGCAAACTGGAACCGCCAGCCAGCCGCTTATTAAGATACTGCCCGGCTGTTTCGATGCTGAAAATCGCGCAAGGTTGTTGGTGTCTGCTCATTCTTTTTGCAAGCTGTAAAGCGAAATCGGTTTTACCCATCGAAGGACGCCCCGCCAGAAATATAATATCCCCCGGCTTGATAATTATCTTCTCGTCAAATTCCGGCCAATCGGTATGCAAACAGGAAACAGTCATTTCCTCATAGCTTTTCGGATTTCCATAAAGGTCGATAATATCAGCAAGGGATTTAAAACTTTCTTCGCTGGTTGTCTCGAAATCAAGACGCTGCTTGTCGATAAATTCCCAATAGTCTTTAACGTCGAGAAGTTTGTCATTGCTTAATTCGATAAGCGATTCCCCCAATTTTAAAACCTTGCTGCGGTAATATTCTCGATATACCCGCCTGACAATATCATCAAGGCGCAAGTCAACGGGAGGAACGGCATTGTGTAAATCAGCGTAATAAATAACAAGCTCACTATCCCCTATCGTTACCGCATCAATATCCATTCCCTTGCTGTGAAGTTCATAGCATCGCATAAATAGTTTCTGCGCGTACCCGGTTAGCATTTCCGGCTTAATTTTCGCAAATATTTTGCTTGCATGTTTTTCGGGATGAAGCGCAAGAGCATAAACAAGCTCGTCCTGCGGTTTAATTCCAATATTCATATTCGATAGTGTCCTCTTCTTTGTGTTTTCCGTTATTTGAAAAGTTTTTCATCTTACTTTCTATTACTTCAAATTTTGGTATGCCGCTATCGTTCGGTTTCCGTATTCCGGCAAGGCTTAATAAATTCTTTTCCCAAAAATCATCTTCCGTTGCAAATTTCAAAACCTGCCTGATTGTTTCCTGCTCTTTCTCGTCTATGCGATTAAGTTTATCAAGTTCGTCCGCCCAGGTTTGGAAGTTATCTTCTTTTGCTTTTTGGATGTAGCTATAATGCCCGTAGTTGTTTTGCTTCTTTTCCCAAAACCGCTTTGCAAAACGATACTGCCAGGAAGTTTCGGGGAAAGTAGTTTTATTATCCTGTTTACCTGTTGGTGTTCTGGTTGACGATTGGTTAGCGTCTGGTTGACGATTGGTTGATGGGTTTTGATAATCCTCGAAATTACATATAGTTATCATGGTTAAATTTTGAATTACTTTTGTTTCAATCATGTTTAGTTTTTTTAGCTTCTCCAAAAAGGTTCTAACTGACTGCTCAGACCATCCCCAGGCTTTAGCAAGGAAACTACGGGAGGCGACAAATGAAGCATAAGGTATATCAATACATCTGTCATTCATTGGGGTTTTCCCTTCAATTAATTTTCCCTTTTGTGGTTTTCTTCTCGCCTCAAATATCATCCAAAGCCAAGCTGTATCTTTTCCGTATGGTTTCTTAAAGCCTATATAAGGGTGATTAATAACGCTATCCCATATAAGCCTGTATCGTGCTCCTGATTCATAATTTTCTTGGAAATCGGAAACAGATTCCGCTTGCCCGTTCTTTTCCGGGTATTTCATAACAAATCCTCTGAGAAAGAACATCCTTGTATAAAGTGGCTAAGCGAGCCCTGTCCCGGCGAAAAGGTAAAGGTAGGTGGCCGCCCGGCTCTCACGATACACGGGGGACTCGCTTAACTCACTTATTTTCAAAATTGGAATCATAAATACCTTTTCTTTGAACATTTAGAACACCCAAATATACAAAATATTATCAACCAAAACAACACCAAAGTCAACTGATTTCAACTAATTATTTGCTTCTTCCCACATCTTTTTTAATTCAGCTTTTGTTTTTGGATAAGTGAAAGGCAGCCAAATTAAAAATGTGCGCCACTTTAGATTAATATTCTCCGATAAAATCCGCCAAATGATAGACCAATCCCCGCCGATTAAATACCGTAAATAGTGAACGGCAAACTCAATTTGTATCTGCTCCGGGAAATCCTTCTCTAATGCCAATTTTAAACGCTCTTTTGCCCCTTGCTTGCCTTTGTGCATCATGCACCTCCGATTATCCGCACCACCACCACCGCCAGCCAGAACAGCGCGGCGATAAAACAGCAGACGATTAAGAATGATTCGAGAGTCATACATCCTCCAGGATTTTGCGGATTTGGTTTACTTCCATTTCCGTTATCCCATATTGCCTGTCTGTAAATTCCACAATCCGCTTAATCTCCGCCAGCTTTGCCTGATATTTATCAATCAAAATGCTGTCGAGGTCTTTCTCTTCGATGAGGCGATTGATTTCTGTCTGTTGTTCCAGCACAAATTCAAGAATTTTTGCAATATCCTCATTCTGCCCGGCTTTTTTGAGTAGATTCAACACTTCTTTTGTTTTCATGGCCGAACCTCGACGATATACAAAGCACCTGTGCCGCAATGCGGACAGGTATAATGTTCTTTTTCCCAATTTTGTCGTATTTCCCAATAATCACGTTTGCAATTAAGGCAATTCAACCAAACATCTTGCGTGGTTGCTTCTTCCTCAACCGCCAATTTCTGCTGTTCCTGCTTTTTTGTGCTCATTTCACCGCCTCCTGTTTTTTGAGTTCTTGAATCAACTCATTGACTTGTTTTCTCTTGAGAATATACTTTTTTGCCATTACCAGGTCTTGCCGGGTATGGTGATAATAGTCAATAAGCTGTTCATATTCTGCCCGTTTGCAATAAAGGTGTCTGAGTTCTTCTCTCATTTTAACAATTCCGGGTTTTCGTGGATATTTCCGATGATTTCAACATCCGCAAAATCTATTTCGTAAATCTGGATTTCTCCCTCTTCGCACAGATTGTATTCTATACCAACTGGCAGAAAACAAACCAAACTCCATCCCAACAATTTCTCTGACCACTTGATATAAGATGGTCCCAATAATCCACCTTCGATAATATCCCCCTCAAAAACATCCTTGCCATTCTTGTCGTGACGCTCGGTGAATTGACCGACTGTCTCAGGATCAACAGGCCAGTAAAATCCCCCAATATCTTTTACGATAACTGTTTGTTTATCCGTCTTTACTACAAAACCATAAACCCACTCTCCGCCTTCAATGTGCTTACCTCTAAACTTCAACTCTCTCATAATTCCTCCTGCATTTGTATTGTTTTAGTCTGTATGGCAATACAACGAACCAAAACAGGTGTCGCAATATTGGCTTATCTAATTTGTGCTTTTTCATCTTACCCTTTCCATTTGCGCTAAAGTTCTTGGTTTGACTTTCAAGCTTGCTTTCTTGCCCGTCTTTTCATCCTCGAAGTAAAAACCATGCCCGTTGTATTTGCATACCTTGTAAGTCCGCCCCATCCAACTGAAACGGGTTCCTTTGCGGATAACTCGCCCGTCTTTATCCTTCATGGCTAAATCTCCTTGATGGTTATCTTTCCCTCGTCCCACCAGATTTTGGTTGCTTCAATGTGGTGGATGCCCGAATCATCCACTTTGAAAGCATCTCCGAGTCCCTTAATTAAATTGTCTAAATCCGGTACTTGCTTATGCGGTTGCCCGAAAAACAATTCCCGCTTTTTTTTGCTCCACGTTCTCGGCATTGGCATATAGAAAACCACGCTGAAGGAATCGGGCAAATAAAACCCGTTTTTCTTGAGCGCGATTTCATCCTTAAAAGCCCAATATTTTGCAACCACCGGGCGCACAGGCGGTCGCTTATCCCGCCTTGTCATGCGCGGTTTTGCGGTGGGAACTATGTCTAAAGTGATATTCTGCATAATATTCCAACTTTCCGTATTGGTTTAGCCTAAATCTCTGAAATCTGCCTCATTTGGCGGTTCATAATCTCTATAAAACATTTCCTCCCCTGCATTATCAAAAGCATTTTCTATGTCAAATTTTGCGTTTACAGTAAAAAGAGCAAAAAGAGCATCACGGAAATTATCGTGTTGTGAAATGTCGGTAACATCCGCATCACCAGGATAGCCCGGATCACCGTTAGGCATGGTATGACAACCGGGAACAACTTGAGCACCTTGAACGATATATTTTCCTGTTTCGTAATCCGTCCAAATATTGACAGGTAATTTATCGCACATAAGAGCGTCATTGTCGGCGTCAAAAGAGTCTAAATAAAATTCATACTTGGGGTATAGGTTCTTTAACACCATATTTGCAAATTCTAAATTCTCTTTTGTTATCATTACTTCTCCTGTATTGGTTTAGTTATTTTTGGCTATGGTAGCTTGAGTATTCACAGATTTCCGGGCATTTCCCCCTTTCGTACCCATGTTCACATAAATTCTTGTGTTTTTCAGCCAAAGCGCAAGCATCTTCGGGTGTGTCGGCATGTGCAATTAATTCAAAAGTGACGGGAAATGTTTTGCGGTTTTGCTTGATAACCCGCCCATCCTTGGAAACAAAATAATCATCCGGCAATTCCCGAATCAACTCACCGAGGTCGGGCGCGTAAATGCTCTCATCGCCTTCCGACATGAACGGCTGAAAAACAAAATACCAATCATCGTCTCCAGCATCGCGCATCCAATACCCCGCGCCATGCTCTGATGATTGCGGGTACCCCGCCTCTTTGCGACGTTTCGCAACTTCAAGACTAACTACGTGTGCCATTTCGCCACTCCGGTTTGTCAAGCTCTTTGACAACAATTTGCAAATCGTCATAATAGCCTGAGCTGTTAAACTTTCCGATTTTTGCAATTATATTTTTCACCCGCACAAGAACAAATTCAATGCGCTCTTGTTGCGCGGGTGTTGCATCCTGCTTTAAGTCATTAAGTGCTTCTAACACGCTCATTTCGCCTCCTGCGAGTTAAGCCTCCCTCCTCCGGCAACGATGGGTGGGGCATCGGAGAGAGCCGGGGAAGGTTGGCAAGTTTAAGCGCCCTGAATAGCACAAAGCTCTCACTGTGGATGTTACTCCTGCTTGCAGGCATTCTTTGAGCCGTTTCAGGGCGCGTTTCAATGATCAATCTGCTGGCGGTATATGTAATCGCCAAAAATTCATAAGTGGATGTTCTTTATAATACTCTCCGAAATTAAATCCAAGTGTTTCGGGTATCTTTCCGTCATTATAGAAACAAACCACATTACCGTAAACGTCACGGCCTGACGGTTCGCATCGTTCCCCAACAAGCGCAATTCTCCCGTTCCATGTGTCGAGGGTTATCCATTTTCCCAATACCTGAATCCGATACCATTCACCGTGTTTTTTAGGGAATCTCTCACCATGCGCTTTTATGCGCTCGATAAAGTCATAATAGGCGTTTGATGGTTTTTTCATGGCTATTCCGGTTTACCTGTTTTCTTCTCCGCCCTTTTCGCTAAACCTTCCAGCGATTCCGGCGGATTGGTTTTTAAATTTTCCAACAGCTTTTTCAATCGTTTCTTGAAATCTTCCCGGATTTTGTCAATCAATTTCTCATGGTTTGCTTTTTCGAGCGCATCCAGGTCAAAAGTCGATTGCGCTTCCTTCTTGCTGGCATCGCTCAAAAGGCTGTGAAATGTTTCCTGGTCTCCCTCTGACAAAACCGCACCCATATACTTGATTTCAAGAATCTTTTCGTGAATAGTCTTTTGGTCTTTCAGAATGATTTTCTGCCAATTGTCTGATGGGGGGATTGGCAGGTGATCTTTGAGAAAGTTTACCCACTGAACCCGGTGATTCTCCGCAAAAGGATTAGGCGGTTGGGGTGAACTATCCGCTTTCGGCTCTTGCGTCGATGTACGCCCCGTTTCTGCCCGTTTTTCGCTATCTTTTGGCGGTGGTTGCTTCCCGCCTGATTCGCGCCAGGGATAGGTATCAATAGGTGATTCGGTTTTCTTCCTCCAAAGCGGTTTTTTGTCCCCGGGTTTGTTGTATTTCGATTCCTTCCCGATATACTCACACCAGACTTGTACCGCGTTCTGTTCTTTCCATCTCTTAATAAAGGTCGGACTCCATAGGTCGATTGCAATTCCAATATCTTTGCAACATCGGGTTAAGCAATCGCTTTTGGCGGATTCGACGGCAGTAGCCCAAGAAGTATTCCGGTTAGATTCGTAATACTCTTGCTCACCCATCGCCCCGGCGATATACCGCCCGTTAGCCCAAAGCTCACCGTCGAATATTACCGTGTTTTCAATCTTCTCAATCCGCAAGCGGCGTAAAGCCCACGCCCCGACTCCAAACGCCTTGTTGAGTATTCGGCGGTATTCCGTCTGCGGCAGGTAAATCATACCATCCGGGCGTATCTCTATCAGTTCATCCGGTATGGTTGCTTCAAGGGTCTTTGCGGTCTTTTGCTCAAACGGTTGCTGAGCTATCCCCTGCCAATTCGCTATTGCTGTTTTCTGTTCGATAATCGCGGGTAATAATTCCCCGGTTTCGGTATCGACAACTTCAGCGTCTTGGTACTCTTTTGCGCTCATTATATTTCTCCCTTTTATTTTCCCTGCGTAGGGAAGTCCTTTATTTAAGTTAGTTTCAATCGAATAATCTGCATACTCTCCCATTATATCCGCTCCTTAGCCTAAATCATCAAAACATTTACTACAACGCATATCAGGCTCTAAGCCACTTGGATTATACCAAATTACTCCCGCCGGATGCTTCTTTAAGCGACACCAAAAGGCTGTCCAACGGCTTATTCCTTTTGCCGGTTTTCCTAACAGGTATTTAAGGTAGTTAATCCAATTAATCATTATTACCTCTCCTTTCTCTCTAAATATTGATTGGTATTAATTTCTTCTTGTCTCGCCAACTCCGGCTGATTGATATAGTCGATTTCCGGCAGGTTCAATTTGCCCTTATTGCAGAAACACACGCGCCGGAATAGTTCACTGCGCAAGCTCATCCAAGCATCATGCGCCGGGTTAAACTGTTTGAGCAATCTCCGGTATTTCGGTTGCCCGGCTTCCTGCCTGTCCAGTTCCGCCCGGAATTTCTCAACAAGTTCGGTGAAGCCCTCAAGCCAAAAGCGAAGGGTTTCAAGGTCTTGCTCGTTCCAGGTTGCCTTGTCATCAAATTCGTTTTCGAGTTCGGGATTGCGGGTGTAGATTGGTGTACCATCAGGCAATAGGTAGGAAACTTTTAATTCATCATCCATGAACGCCCCGTTGATAAAAATATCATCCAGATATTGACTTTTTGCCGCACACATTTTATATTCCTCCGTAGTTTTATTGGTTATTTCAGGTGCGCCCGGTTACCGCCGGGCGTTTTTTATTGGTGACTAAGTTCTCTCTGTTCCGCAAGTTCCCGCTTCATTTGCTGAAAACTAATCGGTATTGCATGAATCAATGAAAATTCCTCGCGTCTGAATGCTGTACCGGCAAATTTGTTCTTTGCTTCGATTGCGCTTTCGGCTTCAACATACGTTGGACCGTAAAAAGCAGACATGCTCTGATAATAAACTTTGAATATCATCTTATTCCTCCGGGGTTTGGTGGTTATTGGTTTGCAATACTGAATTTATCGAATTGATTAATTGAATCGGTTCTTGAAGCCGTTCAACTAATCGTTTCTTTTCTCCTGGATGCAGAATTGTTCGGTTTAAATCACCATTTTTAAGGCGGGTAAATTTGACGTACACGCTCATTGGTTGGATGCCAAAAATATAAGCGCAGTCGTGAATATCTATAATGTTCATCTTGTATAGCTGCTGAATCTGCTGTACCGTTATTTCGTTCATCGTTCCTTTCCTTTGTTAAATTTGCTAATACATTGTACGAAACTAAATCCGGTTTTGCAACAACTATTTTCTTTTTTTTTCGCCGTAAATCCAACTCGATTCTAAAATGCAACCTTATTCAACTGTATCATACTCAGTCCACCCTTGATTTTAATATTTTTAGTATTATATTCATTCCAAATCTTAAACAGGGGTAAGATGAATGAGGACATTTAAAATTGAAACAAGTAGTTTTGCCGACATTGTGAGAAAAATCTGTGAAGAAACACCGATTTTGCCAAAATACTTTGCGGATCAGTGCGGTCTGCACAAGAGCACCATTTCCAATCTTCTCAACCTGAAGCTGAAAAGTGTCGGCTTTAAAACAGTCAAAAAGATTGCCGATGCAACCGGGCATAAGTTTCGCCTGGAATTAATTGATAAAAACAAGAATTTGTATAAAGTGACTTTCATCAAGGCAGATGTAAGTCAAAATAGTTATCAAGAATCTACCCTAATTGATCTCAAATATGAATTGCAGCAGATTCTTTTTGCACTCGATGAAGAAGATTTATTGAGCTTGCGGGAGATTCTTCGCCAAATGAAACAGGGAAAGTTCAATGTTCACGAAAGAGAAAATCACCCCGAAGTTATTGAAAGATGAAATATGCCAACTGTTCAATTCGCTGACTGCTGAGGAAAAAAAAACTGCGTTGCTATTTGCAAAACAGTTGTTAGTTAATAAACCCGTCAAGAAATTTCTCCCCCAATAACTCCTACCCCACCGAATAGCCCCGGCGAAAGTCGGGGTTTTAACTATTATTTTTTTAGTGTTGACAATGAACATTAATCGTGTTTATATTAAACCCACCTTAAAAAAGGAAACTGTATGAAAGAGAAGCGAAGAAATGTAGGTATTCCCCTCCCCCTTTGGCAGTGGTGTCAAAAATTCGGAAAGAAACAAGGCAATCGTTCCGCCGCGTCCGTTGTGCGGGAGGCGATAATAGAAAAGAAAGAGCGAGAGGAGAAGGAAAAATGAAAAAATTTGTCGTTGATTTCAGTAAGCACGGGAAAGCATCGCTCTATATTGTAGAAATAGAGATCGAAACCGATAAAACATTCACCCTCGCGGAAGAAAATAAGATATTCGGGCATATTTTCTTTCCCAGGCGTTGCCGGAAAGACAATTACATTGTATTTGAAAAATTCCCGGAAGCGATCATGTGGTTAGTAAACGCATCAGATCGCTATTCTGATAAGTTGGATAAGCAACTAAAGGAGCAAGCAAATCTACGTCGGACACTATTGATTTGCTCAGGGAATACGAGCGAAAGGAAAAGAAATGAGAAAAGCCCTTGTAAAGGATATACTTGCGAGTGCGGGATATTCAACCGCTATCCGGCATACGTTTATGCACACTGGACAGCAAAACTAACCCATACTTGCGACTGCGGAAGAAAATATACTATACGAAATGGCAAAGCTACATTAATACAGAAAGAGCGAGAGGAAAAGGAAGTAAAATGAAAGAGCACAAATTGATTCAATCCTATTTGCTCGAAAAATACTTTGTTTCTACCGCTTACCGCCGATCTTCCGCGGTGGAATTAACGGAACATTGGTATTATGAGACGATGGTTTGGGAGTGGGATGCTGAGACAAAGGAACGTGGAAATGTTTTACTGCAAGAGAGTAGCGGAATCGGGAAGGAATCGGCAATAAGGAACCACTTTAGTATTTGTCTTGAGTTCACAAAGAAAGAGCGAGAGGAAAAGAAATGAAGTGTATTGCTTGCGAAGTAGGGTTTAATGAAGCCCTCAAGAAATATGGTGGAGAAATTAACCTCTGCCGAAAACATGCGAAAGAACTAAAAAGGTTTCTTGAGGTTCTGAACCTTGCAGAAGGGAAAAAATTCATATTGAAGGAAAATAAATAAAGCCCCTGCCCTTTCAGGCAGAGGCGTGAGGCATCCCGGAAGGATGCCTCATTATAATAAAATTGTTCAATTAAATCAATATTTCTGTAAACTTAACTAATGAGGTCAGTCATGAAAGAAAAAAATTATCAGTATCTCGTAAATTTCTGCGTATTCCTGTTTGGCGGCGCAATGGCGTTCTTTGTCGCTCTCGCTGTTTTGGAGCAACTTGAAATAAATTTCTGGATAGATGGATTTGTGTCTATCGGTATCGGTATCGGTGTCGCCTGTTTTATAATGGTGATGATAGGCATTCATCGCTGGCTGGAGGGATTCGCGCTTATCAAGGTGGTGATGATTGTCGCGGGGATTGCACTATCTTCCCTCACCATCTTTGGCGTATATTCCGGTATGCAATCTTCATGGTTCCGCAATATTACCAAGAGCGAAGCGCATCAGCGCATGAGCACTCAGGCGGATATTCTTTCGGGGTTAGCTCAGGAACAAACGAGCCGCAACCGGATCACCCGCGCCGGGGAAACGACACAGGCATTAGTCGAGACAAACAAGAGCCTGAATGAAATGGAAATAACCGGCGCGCAGAACGCTGAAAATCAATGGGCGCAAGGACTTGCTAATACCTTCGGCGGAAATCCCGGTGCGTGGGCATTTGGTCGGCACACAATGGTAGGGGCGGCAATTGACATTGTATTTTACCTATCTGCATGGTTTTTCTTCTACGGGCGGGATTATTACAGAAAAGGTGCAGGAGTGCCTTTTCTTAAACGGAAAGAAGAAAAGGAAAAAAGGGAAAATACTGCTTCTGAACCTATTCCCGTTGCCGCACAAGGACAAGGCGGGAACGGTGTCAAACCGCCCTCCCCTACTCAGCCGGAACGACCGCGCCGGGAAATGAATATGCAAGGTGAAGATTTTGTATTCGACGACGAACCGGAGCGAAGATTTGAGCCTGAGCCGACAATGGCAGAGCACCGCCCCAAAGGGGGAATTGGTTTCCAATCGTCCTCTTCCCTATCTAATGTACCTGAAAAAAAAATAGAAGTTGGTTCGATAGAATCTTCCGAAAACAGAAGTGATCGGAATTACGAGGAAATGAATCGGCTTTCTCAAGAGCGCCGGGCACAAACGAAAGCAAAGAAAAAAGCACAATTAAAAAGATATTTAGAAGATCATCCGGCGGCAACCAAACAAGAGATGTGTCAATATCTTGAAATATCTCTCAATACACTAAACAAATACCTCGAAGAAATGGGGTATCAGTAACCATCAATTTACTTGTAAATTGCGGTAAATTGAGTAAACTGAGAGTTGAGTAAATTTACTGATAGTAAATTGAGCAAATTGAAGGTGAGCAAATTGAAAGCTGAACAATCGTTTTATGACGCTCATCAGATTGATAATTTACCTGATGCAAGGGATAGAATTGTGACAACAATGTCACAGTCAAAAACGGAAATTGATTGGCAAACAGAAGCCAGGAAATGGGCTTTGCGTTTCTGGATCGCGATGACAGTTTGAGCTTTTACTTTGCTCTTGTTTGCCGGTGTCGCGGATTCCCTGAGCAACGAAATTGACAACTTAAAATCGAAAATTGAGGTACAACATGGGACTACCGAGATCACCCCAAAAAACCATTAGAGAAAAATGGAGAATAGCGGAATTGGAGGATAAATTAAGGGAATTGAGAAAAATCGGGAAGGATAAAAAGCAAATTGAAGCCCTTGAAGAACTTTTAAGAAAATTACGCTGAAATGAACACTATCAGAAACATAATCCTAATCCCCCTCGGCGTGATATTCGCCGTTGCCCTGTGGCTGGCGATAGGGTGGGGGATAGGTCACTTAGCAATGATAATACAAAGTTTTTAGCACTCTGATTGCGAAACATTGCCAGTGTCGGGCAAAAAGGGGATATATCGGATGATATGTTCGCGACGACACAGCCTGCATAAGTTCCGCCCTTCGGCAAGGCAACGCGGATTAACGAGTTTTGAAAGGTGGTGATGCAAGAGGTTAGCAGGAGCCTGTTTTAATGTTAAATTTGATATAGGTATTGCTTTTAAATTAATTAACCAATGAATATCTCCTGTAAAATTTAATGCGGGAATATTCTGTTGAAAACGTGATATGGATTTGCAAAAGCCCGGATGTTCAGTCCGGGCTTTTTGCTTTAGGGGAGGGGAGATGATTGAGGTTTTATATCCAGATTATGAAAGCCATTAGAACCGCGCCGAATATGTCACCGAAGGCATCCGCTAAGAAATGCTCCGGTGATTCGTAACTGTCAAACTCGATTATGTATTGATAAACAAGCTCACCGACTTCCCAAACTAAAGTGATCAAAACGACAATGAGAAATGCGGTGTCGGCTCGGACATAGCGCATGAATATTTTCATTCCGAGCGCACCGCCGAACATGTGCATAAAGAGATAGACGTTGCCCAGAAAAGCCCATTGAATGAATTGCATCACCAACCTTTGAATTTATTGCTGTTTGCGCTTGGATATTTTCTAAATGTGTTTCCTGCTGTCGGCAAGATTCCGTTTGCGGATAATGGAATTGTAAAGTTCCCTTCATCCTGATCATTGTTGACGATTGTCAATGTATCCAATTTCGCACCGATTGACTGAGGCTTAAACCACACTGTTATATTCTGCGTCCCGCTTGTATCTACCGTAAAAGCGGTATCGGAAACGCTCACCTGTGCGGCTGTAACCCAATTAATATCCGTAACCGTTAGCGGGTCTGCTCCTGTGTTGCTTATTGTAAACACTTGAGATGAACTGTCACCTACAACGATATTGCCAAAATTTTTGCTTGCGGGGCTTGAACTTATTTCAGGATTAAGAAGATATGTCGTCACAACTACATTATCAAACAACACATAATAATTGCTGGTAGTTCCAGGATTAGACCAACAATCAAACTTAACTTGTAAACCATAACCTTCTTGAAAAACAGTATCAGGTAGGGCATGGTTAATATCGCTCATATCCCCGCTGTCAATATCGAATCTAATTGCATCGCTATTTAAACTGTCAATTAAGGGGAACTGTATAGTGTAAGTAGTAGAGTCACCTGTAATAGTTGCGTAATCTGTATAATCTGCCGGTTGCAATCCTTCTGTTCCTATTATAGCAATTGTTATTTGTGGCGTAGCTACTCCGCAAGTCACTCCCTGATGCCAACCAAAGTTATCCCTTATCGCCCCGGAACTATCTGTATCCGAATACCATCCATCAGCTAAAAAGAACTCGGCACATATTTGCTCAAGAGTTGGTAAAGTCCCACGTCCAAACCAAAGAGCATCCATCCAACCGTCAAACTCATTGTTGGCAGGAGTATACGCATACGTTCCTATGGTCATAGCGGTAGCTGATGTAATATTAACTCCTGATTTGCTACTTATATCTGCCGTTCCAATGGCTAACAAACTATCTCCTGTCCAAACCCTGAAAGTTCCGTTCCCGCTTCTGTCCATTAAGTTGGCGAAAAAGATAGATTTATCTGCGGGAACAGTCACGCCTGGGGCAATTACCGGATCATGTTCTATTTTGGAATAAACGATATTATCATAAAAAAATATCGACCATCCATTGTCTGTGGCTGCTCTGTATTTGTTAATTATGTATTTAGCGGAAGTTGGCATAGACGCGGGTGTTTTTAGTGCACCTAAAATCCAGAAATCATCTGTTCCGGGGTTGAAAATAGCATTTGTGCTGGTCATATACTCACTTGATCCGTCGAATGTTATATATGTTCCAGCCGAGTCTATTATGCCACCAGAAACTGTTTCTGATGCCCAATTTACAGAGAATCCTGCTGATCTTGTTAAGTTATATGTGCCAGAGTTTACAGTATCATACCCAGATGCTGCTCCACCGAAGTTCCAACCTGCTGTCCCATACGCCCAAGACCAGGTGAAACTGTTAAAGGTCTCAGTAAATATCTGCGCTTTTACAAATACCGAAAGTAAAAGCATAAGTAAGATTATTTGTATTTGTCTTTCCACCGTACACCCTCTTTGTTAAGGATTGTCGCATTTCCATCACACGGTTGTCGTCTGTCTTGCCCGGTCGGAGTTTCCTCGCCCGGCGCTTCATATCCACCAAGAGCAAACCAATAAAAGTCTATTCCAAGATAATTACTGTTTATGTTTTCATCCACTACGAAATATGTAGCGGTTACTGTATCAAGTTGATTTGTTACGTATGCCCCCGCAATTTGCGCCGCGCTGTTCACGGCGAAATCGAAATTTTTCCAAAGTGCTTCGCTGTCAACATAATTTCCATGCTCATATATTGTATAAATGTCGCCTTGAAATAAGTTGCTGATCGCCTTTTGAACATTACTCGAACCGCTTCCGGCAAAGTTATACCCGTCGAACCATTGACCTTCCGCAAAAGCTATCCAGTGGTAAGTAATACCGCTTTTATTAATATAAATACCATTTCCTGTAATAAACTTGTTGTGATTTAATACTTTTATCCCATTCCCGCCGAGAGCATCGTCGTATGTATTTGCGCTTAATGTATCTATTCCGCCAAGACTCAATGATTTCACCTTTCCGAATAGGGTATCGTCGTTAGCCATCGTAAATACAACGGCTGGACGAAAGTTCTCCGTTAAATTTACTTCTCTCCTAAATGTCCCATCTCCCACATATCTTCCCGCTAAAACTCCATTAGTGTCTGAGTCAAAGGCGGAAATGTTATACACTATTGTATTCTTGTTAAGATGACTACCGAGGGTAATCCCCGTTGACGTAATAGTGCATCTGTCTGATTTCAAGGTGGAATCATACAAAGCCATTGCGCTGTCACCGCCCATTTCATATGACTTTGCATATACTCTTGACGTTGCACCCTCACTCGGTGCAATAAAAACTACATCCGGTTGAAAACCGAGGCTAACCGCCCTTGTTGCATTTCCGTTCCCGGTTATTTGAACCTCATTATAGTTCATATCTACATAAATTTTTGGTAAAACAGTATCGACAGTGGTTGTTATCCCCCAATAAAGATAAACTTCGTTCTTGTTATTAGATACAGTTCCAACCTGAAACTGAGTATTTGAATTGTCTATTTCCTGTATCCGGTCTTGCTCATATCCCGGATCATTTGACATAATACCGCAAGTGTCAATCAAGAACATATCTCGTGATTTCCATGTTCCCTGCACTCCCGCCCCTGCGTCACTTTCGTTTGGTGCGGTCACATATAAAAACTCAACCTCATTATCTATGTCTATCCACCGATCATCTGTCCCATCCCCAAGATACTCCCCATAAAAGTAGTTTGGGCTGCTGGAAAAGGCTACCCAATAGTAGGTATGACCTCCGGTAGTGGTTGCGAGAGTAAATCCGGTGGAGTCACGTTTGCAATTTATCGCTGTTCCGTCCACGTTGTGGGTTAGATCACCAATTGTTGTATACCAATATCCCGCAAATTCCTGAGTTGTTCCTACGCCATGTTCAGAAATAAACAACCATCTCGGTTGAAATCCGGTCTCCACTCTAACCCCCGAACCTGTTCCGGCAAATGTTCCGTGATGAACAGACTCACCGTAAAAGGCGGTGACATGATGTAGTATATTAAGTCCATCCCACGAACTATCCACTTGGACTTGAGTATTTCCTGTTCCGGTTATGACTATACCTCCGGATGTTGTAGTTGCAAAGCCTGTAACACTCTGCGTCACATTGCTCATATCCGGCGTTTTCCAGCCGGGAAACAGGGCAACATTCCAGGCGGTCACGAGAACAAGTTTCACGCTATCCGTCGCAGTTAACACGGTACGCGGGTCTGTCGTGCCATCCCCGTCACCCGTATAAAAGGTATCTACTACCCCTATTTGAGCGAAAAGAAGCCAGGGTATAAGCAACGATAAAAGAACTCTCATTACCACCACCTTTCCCTGATCCGTGAAATCCAGGTTGTCGGGTCAACCGCCGCAGAGGAATTAAGAGCCTTCACCCTTATAATCAACTGAAATCTGTCCTCTTTTACGATGTCGGATAATGTACCCTGAGCGTTTGTAATCGCTTTTGTCGTCCATGTCGCTGAAGCGGTCATTGTATCTGTCGCGTATCTTGCCGTTGTGCCCTCGTAAACAAGCAACTCACAACCCACCGAATCGGTATCCGCCACCGATGTTTTAAACTCGACAATAAACAAAGTATCGCTAATGGCGGAAACATTTCTCGGTGCAGTGAAAGAATAAACAAGGTGAACGTATTGGCTATCGGTGCTTGCGCTATCCGCTTTAATTTCGATATAGGGCTTGAGTGTCGCCGCTTCCTGCCAGAAACAGATAAATACGCTGTCTTGATCGGTCTGGTAGTCGTTCAAATCCCATGGGACAAGGTTGCCATAAGAGGGGTAGTGGTCATGGCTGACGGAACGCCAGTAATAGTATTGTGAACTGTCGCTCACGTCGGGCAAGGTTGCTATTCTGGTTGTATCAACTCGCAAGGTATCGTTTAAAATGTCTATTGTTACACTATCTACGTTGACGTGAACGCCTATGGTATCGCCTAATTCAACCGATCCTCCGCCTCCTAAACCGCTATCGGCGCTAACCCAAATTGTGTCGGTATCAAGCGAATCGTGCGGTATCGGGTATAGTGTTGCAATAGTGTCAATCAAAGCGGTGATTGTAACCAATCGCAATGTATCCGCCCGGAGAGTATCATTAAGAATGTCAATCGTCACGCTGTCCACGTTGACGTGCACACCTACGGAATCACCCAACTCTAACCATCCGCCCCCGCCAAGCCCGGAGTCGGCAGATACATAGGACGTATCGGGAGAAACACTATCGGATGGGACAGGGAAAACATAACCGCTTGCCCGGATTGAGTCTTTTACCGCTTCCGACAAATCGAGCCACTGCGTTCTTTTCCGGGGTAGCGGTGTCTGTGCTATCGCCTCCGCCGCAATCCCCAAAAGCACAATCAGAAAGATTAATTTTTTCATATTTTCACCTTATTATTGCGGTTGCCTGTCCCGCTATGGTTGTCGGGTTTGCCCTTGTTAAGACAATCCTCCATCCGTCATTCTCCTTCCACCAGGGTTGCCCGTAGAGGTCTGCGTCACGATCTTCATCCTCAGACGGGTCTATCGTGATTGCTGCCCCGTTTTCGTCGATAACCGCGTGTAACGGTCCCCAATCCACGCCACTCCAAAATTGGCAATATATTCCCATCTCGATAGAGGTCACGCTTGCCCCGTCAGAATGGATGAAAATACTCGCCACGTTGTTAGCGGAAGGGGGATAATCGTTGACAATCTTCGTGCCGTTAATGTTGGAAGTGCCGGAAGATTCGGAAAAGCTGTAATCTGTGCCGAATAGTGGTCTTACGTTACGTGCCATTATTGACCTCCCACGTCTAACTTTACGGACTCAAGACTATCACCTACGCCGATTCCCAAAATGAACCTGATGCTATCCGCCCAAGCCCACTCTCCGGTGGTTGACATTTCGGCTGCCGGGTTCATGTAAAACAAGCAAGCATCCGTGTTTATTACGCTCCGCGCTACGGTATCAATCTTAACCTTTGTCACATCGGTTCCGTCGTAGTAGCCCATCCAATCCTGGTCAACTGCTTGATTTCCCGGATATACATATCTGCGCTTGATCTGGAAATAGACCGAAAGGCAGCTATCCGGCGTTCCGCTAACGTCAACATCGCCCGTGTCGATTTCACAAGCTAAGGTTAGTACGCCTTCCCATTGCTTCGGTGAAAAGGCATCGGTAGTGTCCACTCCGTCGCCGTTGTCGCCAAGCAACCCGTCATAAATCCTTATCCAATCGTGACTCTGCGGGACGGTCTTGACTGCCGTTTGCGCCCAAATTGCTACGCTCATTAAGATTAAAAATAACAGTGTTTTCATTGCCCTCTTGCTCCTTTAATTAAATTGTTATCTTACTCTTGCCCTTCTTGGTCTTGTCGGTCTCGGTCTTGTCCTGCTTCGCGGTTTGGTGAGTTGCTGCAATGCCCCGCCTGATCGGTTTTCAATGGTTTCCTTTGCGTTCCTCCGCGCATTTCTCACGATGTTGTCAATGTAGTCCTGCGTATCTTCCGCGTTCATCTTCAAAATTTCGTTCTGATTCTGTCTTAGTTTGCTGATTATTTCATTGCCGCTAAACTTGACATAATCAGAGTATTCCTTATCGGTTATCTTCCGGTTGTTTATGCTTGTATTTTTTGACGGAACACTGATTAAAGCATTTTTACCCCTGAGATTTTCCAATAGCGGGTCTCTCTCAATATCAGTAGGGAAGTAGGGGAATCTTTCATAACCGCTTTCTTTCTGTCCGCCGTATGCGCTGTAAGTCGGTATCAGCCCTTCATACAACCCGACTCTCCTTTTAAGCCGTTCCCACCATGTTCTTGCTTCATATCTCGGCTTTTCCCCGCTAACATATTCCCGCAAGTTTCGCGGAAATCCGACAATGTTTGGGATAAACGGTTTGGTAAAGAAGTCCTCTAAATATCCCTCGTCTTTATACCTGATCCAGTCGTATAGATTTGATATGCCCTGCATAAAGCTCTGATCGGTCATGGTTGCCGCTGCCCCGGCAAGGGCATAACTCAACCTCTCGGTAAGGGTTTTCTCGTCGTCGGTGAGCTTGTTCCCGAAACGGTACTGATCCTGCCAGTTACCCATTACCGCAAGAATCACGTTAAACGGGTTTATGTTCTGATAGGATATTCCGGTCTTTGAACCGTCACCGTCAACGATGTAGATGTGATTCGGCTTGTATCCCATCTTGTCCCATAATTCGCGCTCTTTCTTGCTCTCCGGTCCCGATCCGGTTATCTCAATCTTTCCCGCCGCCATCATTGTGCCCAATCCCGAAAACACCGCAGTCCCCGCCAAAGCCCGTCTTGCTATATCCTGCCGTTCAAAAGCGGATAGCGTCTTTGCATCTTTGCCGAAAAATTTTATAATTCCAGCCGGGGAGTTTTTAAATCCCGCCTTTGCGATATTTGCCATTACGCGCGGGAAGGGAATAAACGGCTTAACCCAAAGCGTTTGCTGCGCTCCCTGCATGAACTTGCTCTTTAGCGGCGTTCTAAAGGTCAAATATTCAGCGTATTTCTCGGCGTATTCAGCTAAGTCTCTATACACCTTATCATTCGCTCCTGCTACAAACTCAGGATTTTCGATAACATTCTTTACGGTTTCTAAAACATCGTCAACGGTAGTGCCGAATTTTTTAGCCAGTATCGGAGATTCAACCCCGATTCTCATTTGCTTAGCCATGTTTGAAAATATTGCATCTTCCATCGCAAGTCGGGTTGTTGGTAGAGTACTCCTCAGAAATTTACCGACTTTCGTCTTAGGATATACGTCATACCTTGCCCGTCCAATGTCCCCGGAAAACTTGCTTAACAATTCTTTTTCCTGATTGTAAATTGCCTTTGCTTGCTTCACGCCTTCCTTTGAACCTTCCCAAAGCCCCTTGAACATTTGCTTTATGGACGATGGTTTATGAGCCATATTGGTCATTATTTCCCACGTAAGATGTGAAGCGTTCCCGGTAATGTTTGCAAGGTCGGTAAACGGGTTTGACAACATACCGTTATACCACCAGAATAGTATTGCATCGGTTTTAGTGGGAAGTTTTTCGGCATCGGCAATAACATCCGATAATACCTTAGCAGACTTGGGATCAATTTTCGCAAGAACGTCACGGTATTTTTTCATCCCGTTTATCAGGTTGTCGCCCATCGGTATCTGCATAAAGCGCAAAGCCCTTGCTGTTTCTGTTCCCAATGATCGGACTTTCATATACATATCAAGAACGTGCTTATTCTCTGCGGTAATTTCACCGATTAATTTACCGCTTGCGTCTTTCGGTATGGCAGCCAACTTGTCGGAAATCTCAAGCAATCGGTTGTTGACGTAAATTCTTGCGCCGAGCAGGTGGGACGCATTTGTTACGTCTGAGCGTTTCAGGGTCATTACTGCATCGTCTGTTAGATTCCCGGCGAATTTAATAGCCGAATCAATAGCTTGCTCGGTGGTAAGCCGTTCCCCGCGCATCAAGTTAAATTCTTCCCGGAAATTCTCAATTATCTGCGGCAATTCGTCTTTCAATGCCGGGTGCATCTTCTCAACATTATAGCCAGGTGTAGTCGGTTTCCCTTCGCCCATCGGCTGCTTCCACTTATTCTCAAGCTGTCGGAAAGTCTTAGGCTTAACTTTCTTTACCGTTCCCTCTGTCGCTTCTGTGACTGCCGGAGTTATCGGCTCTGTCTTAGTCAACCTCTCGAGCGGCGTTTCTCCCGTTTTCGCTGTCGGTATCCCTTCCGGTGTCCGCGTAAAGTTTTTGGCAATATATTCATCAATCAACTGCTGGCGTTTCTCTGCTGTAAGCAATCCGCGCTTTGCTACGCCACTGGCGAAATCCATCAGTTTCTTGCGCTCGGCATCGGTGAGCCTCAGCTTGTTTTCATCGAGAAACTTCTTCAGGTTGCGGTAAGGATCGGGAGTTATGCCGAGTTCCTGCCCGAATATATCCTTTTTCGCCGCGTCAAGTAAGCCCTCGGCAAACTCTTTGCCTGTCTTTGCTTTCTTGGGCTTGTAATCTTTCATCATAAGCAAGAATTCCGGTTCTTCAACCGCGCCCTCAAATCCGCCTTTTTGTATAGCCTTGTTGAGTTTCGCTTTTTCCGCATCACTCAAGATATGACGAGAAGCATCATAACCTACCGTTGTCTTGCTCGGCAGGTCAACCATTATCGTAGCCTTTTTTGATCCCGGTATCTCTTGCAGATTGGTAAATGTCACATTCACCTTTTCCGGTTTCTTCCCTTGAAATTCGTCAAACAACCGTTGCCGCAACACTTCATCTTTCCTTGCCCCGCTAACCTGATCCCACTCTACACCCTTGCTCTCGACAAACTGGCGGAAGGTCTGTTTAGGCGCGGTGAGTTGTTCGACGGGTGTAGCTTTAGCGGTCTTGTAAAATTTATCAATTTCCCGTTGTAAAACTTTTTGCGCTGCGGGTGAAATATCTTCCCATTTTGATTCGGCAATTTTCTCACCAAGTTTTGACAATCCGCCTTTATTCGTTACCCATTTCCCGCCCTTAACGAGTTCAACCTTTCTGCCCAATTTTAGGCTATTATTCCATCTGTCTGCATAATTCAACTCTGCGGTCGGTTTTGCCACCTGTTCAAGCGGTGTCGGCTTTTCCTTTTCCAGCAAAGAAGTCTGTCGCGCTTTGCCTTCCTCAACAAACATATCCCCCTTGTATTCTCCTTCTTCCAGCTTCTTAGCAAACTTTTCTTTCTTTTGCTGTTTGGTGAGCTTTGCGGGTTTCTTTCCCGCTTTCGCCTGTTGCTCGGTAAACTCTTTCGTGCCGCGCTGCAAGGGGATAGATTCGCCTTCTTTCAATTCTTTCCCCTTCGTCACCTGCTCGATGGGGGTAGGCTCGGCTTTGGGCTTTGCTTGACTTTTTAATTCATCGAACCTCTTTATTGCTCTATTGTAGGCTTCTGTTTTGACTTGCCCGAATATATTTTTTTCACTTATAAGGCTTCTTGTTATATCAGATTCAATGTCTCTAAAAAATCCTGTCGCTGTCCCGTCATTCTTTGTTTTCATCCATGCAACATTCTGATTGCCCCATTTATAAATAGTGCCGGATTTCCCTGTTTTTAAATTTTTTATGGTTATCTTCTTGGGAGTCTTGCTTGTTATTTTGTATTCAGTATTGCCAACCTTTATTATTTCACCTTTTTCTAAGGTGTCAACGACAAGTGCCCCTTGTTCTTCTGGCAATAATTCTCTGAAATTCTTTGGAAACTCCTTTTTCCCTTTTGTGACTTGTTCAATCGGCTCGGCTTTCGGTGTGGGTGCAGTCTCGCCTTCCCCTAAAACGCCCTGTTTTGCCGTCCCAGCCTGCTCAGGTTCGACGATCTCCGGTTTAGCGGGTGTTTCCGCCTTCGGTGCAGGTGTAGGTTCTTGCCTTGAGCCGGTTTTCAACAAAGAATCTTTCTCTTTCCTTGTCAAGGATGGATCGGCTTCTATGGCATCTCTTACCGACTTATTTGTAATATCTATCTCATTGAAAGGTCTGTTTGGATTTTTGCCCTCTCTCAACATTGCATCATTTAACCAATCTGGCAATTTGGGATTTGGTTTAAAGGCTGTAAGTTCTATTGCAGGTGTAGGCTCTGCCCCCGCTTTCTTTAAACTGCCTTCGTCAATATCAACACCTGACTTCCAATCTGTTAAATCTTGCTCGTAATTCTTTCGGTCTTTAAGCCTGACACCTACTACTTCACCGTCATTCTCAATCATCTTGCTTGTAACAGTAAATTCCTCACCGTCAACAGTAAACTTGTCGCCCTCTTTAAAATTGTTGTAAGCGATATTCTCTTTTGCCCCTGTCGGCGTTGGGGGAGTAGGTCGCTCTTGAACCTTCGGTGCTTTTTTCGCTGTCTTGCCGAAAACCTGCTCTGCCGCTTTCTCCGCCTGTCGCTCTGCCTTTGCCACTGTCGGCGCATCTTCGGTAATCAAATTGATAAGGTGCTGTGAATTATAGTCCTGCGGTGCGGGTGCAATCGTTCCAGCTTCCTGCAATTCGCGGGAAACATCGTCAAGGGTTCTTTTGCCACCGCCAATTTTCCTAATCAAGTCCTCGGTTTCTTTCGTACCCTTGCCGTATATTCCCTCAATCTCGCTGTCAAGCAATCGCAAATTCGGATCGCGCCCGATTGCAGTTGTCACCTTCTGCGCTCCCGATGGTGCGCCTTTGGCTGATTTTTCATAAGGTGTTAATTCTCCCTTCGTTGCCACTTTTTTTGCGGGTGCTCTTGCTTCATCCAGCACGTCGGCATAGCCCTTCCAATACGCTTGTATTTCTTCTGTTGCTCCATATCCCGGCTTTTTCGCCATATTCCTTGCGAATTGCTCCCCTCTTTCCTGTATATTGGCTTCTGCGCTTGCCCTCCCCGCCTGATATTCTTTTTCTACCTTTTTAGATATTGGAGCTTTTTTAGGTGGCGCTTTTGGCGTAGGCACTTTCGGCTTTTTACCGCTTGCCTGTGTCAATACGTCAATGCCGTTAGCAATGTCAGAACCTTCTTCGGGTGTCTTAGCTTCCTTGTGCGCCTTTCTTAATATCTGCTCGGCTTTCTCAACCGTTGCGGGTTCGCTTTCTTTGACAAAGGTCTTGATTTCTTCGCCGGTAGCCTCACCTGCTTTGACTTTGGTGGTCAGCTGTTCAAGCGGGGTAGGGGCTTCGGGCTTCTTCTCTCTTACCGCCGCTTCTCTTAATTTCTCTCTCACAGCTACATCTTCGGGCGTTGCTTTAGCGGACGGTATTTCTTCAATCAGATTGCCGTATTTATCGCGGATAATCCGGCTTCCGTCGGGTCGGATAGTTATTCTTTCTTCGTTGGGTCCGAGTATCACCCGGCTTCCAGCCATTTCCTCGGTCTGTTTTCCTAAGCGGGTTAATCGTTCCTGTGTTCTAAGCCGTTCGTTTAAAGCCTCAAGTTCCGGCTTGCCGACTTTCTCTGCATCAAACGCTCTCTTGTTGACTATCGCCTCAGCTTCATCCAATTTCGCCTTATTCTCCGGCGCTGTCCAGAATTTTACATACTCGTCGGCTTGGTTGGCGGTAACTCCTTCGATCTTGCCGATTATTCTAATTGCGTCAGCTTCTTTACCCGCCTTCATAGCTTTCATAGCCCTTGAGATTGCCCCTATTCCAGCTTTGGTTATTTTGATTCCAGGAATCCAAAGGGGGTCGGCTATAAATTCAGTGGCTTGTTTGCCCACACCCTCAGCCATCTCCGGGCTAAGAGGTTGAACTACTCCGCCCTGTGCATAATGAAAAGCCTGCCCTGATGTTTGTAGTTCTTCCGGCGAAAGTGTTTCCCATCTTTCTTTTCTTCTTGCAATAGCCTGCGGGATGGTCTCTTTAACGCCCTTATATGGTCCGCTTCTTGTGGGGAAAAAAGATGAAGGAATATAATCAGATAGCAACATCAGAGCGTTCAAGGCTGTTTCCCCAACTGTGTTTAAAGAAATTATGTCCCCGCCCTCTTTCTTAACCACCTCCGGGCTAAATGACCTTGTTGGATATAACGCTTTTCCGACTGCCTTAAAAAAACCAATATCTTTTTCGCTTTCCTTTGGCTTCGCCTGAATCCCTATATCTGTTTCAAACTTAGCAAAATCGTCAAGTTGATAATACTGAGACAACCCATCATAAACTTTCCGTCTGATTGCGGGGTCTTGCATCTTCCGTTTGAAAGTGTCGTAATCATCCAGATCGTAATACTTCGATCCGCCTTCATAGACTTTTTTTAGGATTTCTTCGGGCATTAATAGAGCCTCGGCTTAGATTTAGGTTGTTCGGCTGCGCCTTTTGCTGTTTTCTCCAAATCGCCGTATGTCTGCGGCATGGCAAAACTTGGTCCCGGAGGGGTATATATACCAAATTCTTCTCTTACCGGGAATTGTTGCGGTGTTGTTGTCTGCTCTACTTGCTGCATAAAGTCGGGTGAAATAGCCCCGCCCGATCTTACCGCGTCAAGCTGCCTCTGAATGATAGGTATCTCTTTCAATATCTGTTGCACTTGTAATTGTGCTGCCGGATCGTTGCCGTAACCGTAAAGTATATCAAGGCGATCAATGCGGTCTTTCATCGACTTTGACAGGCTCTCAACAACCGCGTCCTGCTTTGTTCTCGCCGCTAATTCCCGGCGTTGTTGTGCTAAAGCCCTTGCTTGTTCCGCTTCTGACGCTTCCATTGCCTTGTTGTGCCGCGCCATCTCGTCTAACTTTTGCCGTTCCAAATCCCGCGCCCGTTGGTCTGCAACCGCCCGGTGAGCAAGGTCAGATTGCAACCGCGACAACGCCGCTTGCTGCTCCTGCTGTTGCAACGCTTTCTTAAACTCTTGCTCCTGTGCAACCGCTTCTAACGCCTTGCGCTGCTGCTCTCGCTGTATCTGTTGCCCTAATGTAAAGTTGAGCACGTTGGCGATTGCACGTGAAGCGTTCTCCGCGCCCTGCAAGCGGTCAGGTGTTCGGGTTCTCTCAAGTTTCTCTGCCATTTATTTGCCTCCGCCAAACTGCAATAAGTAAGGTGTCGGGTTTACATTCGGTTGCTGTACCTGGATCGGGTTTTGAGTTGACGGGTAAAGAAATTCATTCACTGCGTCAAGTATCGGATTGGGTGCGGCTGCCGGTTGCTTTCCCGGTTGATTCAGAAGATAACTCAAGCCTCCTTGTAGCAGGTCTGCGAAGCCCTGCCCGTATTGGCTCTTAAAGTTCGGGTCGCCAAACATCGGCGCTAACTGCGCTAACTGGCGCAAGGCGGCTTGTTTCGCTTCTTCGTCGGCTAACCCTACCTGAGTTGTCACATCCCCGATGCCGCGTAATCGCTGTTCGTTTATCCGGCTCAATGCGGACTGTTTTACGCCCGTCCCCGCGCCCTGGCGGGTAAGCCTTGCCTCGGTCATTGCGCCCAATGCCCCGGCTTCATTGCCAAGCCCGGTTTTCGCGCGGCGCAATAGCATGTCAACGGTGCGGTCTGATAAGCCTTCCTGTGACTGCTGCATCAGAAGGTTGTAAATTTCCCGGAGTTCCGGCGGAATCTCGGTCTTGCTGCCTGTTCCGAATAATGAACCAAGCGCCCCGATCCCAGTACCTATTCCTGCTAAAATTGCTGGTAATGCCATGTTTATTACCTCTCTTATGTGCTTGCAATAAAGATTTCAACATCCACCGATGCCGTGTCTGCGATTGCGGTTATATCCACAAGGTCGGCAAAGGTGTTCGGCGTTACTGCGGTCGCTGCCGCATCCATCGTGTCAACCACACCGCCCGACACGTCGCCGTTGTAAATGAACGACTGCCCTTTATCCAGCTTAATGCTGAACTCGTCGCTGTCCTCATTTCTGAAGATCAACCCGACGTGATTGGTGTCGTCTTTGTTAGTGATTCGGATATACTTAACGGTGCTCTCGACGAAAGTTCCGGCTGCCACTGCGGTTGAAAATGCTATCAGAATCACTTCGCTTGTCGGGACGGTGACAATTCTCTTGGTCACTTCATTAATGCTCGTAAGCGTCAAGGTGTTCTCCGCGCCGTGATCTTTGCCGTTTAAAAAAATACTCTCCGTAATCGTTACTACTAAACTTGCTGCTGTAATAGTACTTGCCATTCTATTGCTCCTATTGTAATTCTCTCCATGTCAAAGCCCCTTCCACGTCAACAAGGGTGCTTCCGCCAATCGGTCTCACCGCCACAACAATTGAATCCGACACCCCGGCGATGGTTGAGCCTAAGTAAATTGCGTTTTGTATTGAACTCTGCACCGATCCCGCCCCGCCAGCCGCTACGCCCCCGGTTTCGACAAATCCCCCGGTTATCGCATACCCGCCCGTTACCGTATTTGCCGTTACTCCCGCAAAGGTCTGTACCGCGCTGTTGGTTTCATCCGCCCACGTCTTAGCCCCGGCAATGGTCGGGTTTAATAACAATACCCACTCACATTTGGAAGATGCCGTATGCACCTGCAAGGCTACATTTACCAACTTCACCACCGAGCCTAAATGGGTCGATTTTAGCTTTATTCCCAATACCGAATACAGGGTGTTTTCCACGTCGGCGTTCTGATTCGTTCCCTCGGTGGACTTGTAGCGCAATACCCCGTTTTCCTGCTGCCCTCCCTCGCTGATAACGCTTGAGCAAATATGATACATGCTGTCTGCCATTGCCGTTGAATCGTTTGAGATTGCATAACGCAAGGGCAAATTCGGCGTGCTCATATAAACGGTGCTCAAACTGTTTGCATTGTTAAACTCATGCACGTAATAGATAAACCCGTCCACCACAAAACCGCATCTTACCCGCCCGACTCCGAGCCATTCCAGGTCGATTAAAAATATTTGAGTTTTGGTAAAGTCCAGCGTCACCCCGGAAGTGCCTGTGCCCTTCATGGTGTCGAGATTCCAACTTGTTTGATATACCTCATTATCTACCGCGCTCCCGGTGACGTAGGTTCTGCGGACTACAAAAACGCTGTCATTGCGGCTTTCCAGAAATATCCCGTTCCTGTCGTCGAAATACCCCGCCTGTTTGGTAATCCCGGCTTTGCTCTTAATGTTGGAAAAGGTAAGGAGAATTAATTGAGATTTACCCGGCTGGTAGTTGAATCTCATTTTGGTCTGCCGGGTGCGCGTTCCCAATGTGGTATCCGCCACTTTCATTTTGGTAGCGGCGTAATTATCCACATACTCAGAGATAGAACTGTCGGTTTCCTGGTCGTCCCAAAACAAGGCGGCAGAATCAGTAAGCTGCTTGCTGTCAAACAGGGTAAAGGGTTCAGATACCCGCCACCGCCCGAAAGCGTCAATCGAAAAGGAATCCTGCGCCTTTACTTCCCGGTCTTTGGTCTCCGGTAAAATGATGCTGCTTTGCGCGTAAGCAACCGCGCTCAGTAACAGGAAAATGTATATTAGTTTTCTCATGTTTTTACTACGCCGTAAATCGTTATTGTAAGAGCGTTTGCAACACTTGAACGGTAAGCGAAGTTACCCGCCGCGTTATTCATGCAGATTGTTACGCCTCGATCCCAAACGCTGTTTGCCGGGATCGTTACGTCCCATCCTACTGTTGTCGATTCGTCGTAAGTTGTACCGTCGTTGTCGTGAAACATTCTCACCGTTGCTGCTGCTCCGCTTGTGTTTGCTACGATAATCTGCTTAATAATTACTTCTTCGCTTGCTCCTGGCGAATACACGCTTACAGCATTCGTGCTGTTTTCCCTTGCCTGTCCAAGTTGCTGATAAGTATTCGCCATATTTAGCTCATAAAAAATGCAAACAATTCCGAATTATTCTGAGTCGTCACCGCAACCGTGTCAACATAGGCCTTGATTGACTGCTGTGTTGCTAAAAAGGTATCTGAATTGCTTGCCATGTTATCCTCGTCTTTAACCGGAACTACAAAGTCGAGCGTTCCGTCCGAATCTTCATAAGTCACCGCAATAAAGGTTTCGGTGTTGCCCGTAACCATCGCCCCGACAATATCCTGCACATCTTCGGTCGTCGGGGTAGTGGTCGCCTGATAAACAAACTTCTTCGCGGTGCGGTCATATTGCAGGTAGTAATTATCTTCATCGAATTTAGGCTTTTCAATCTTCACTCCGCCGATGTAAATACTGGCATCGTCCACATACAAACTGCGGCAATGTATATCCCTCTCAACCACAATATCACCGTCTTTGTCGTATGCCGGGAAGTTATCTTCCGTTTCCCGAAAAAGTTGTTGCAACAACGGCTCAAGCGGCTTCTGTGCAAACTTATAACTTTTCTGCGGCTTTGTCGGCATCTTACGTGCTCACGTTTAAAATTCGGTCATACTTCTGCACTAAATACTCAACCCCGATGGAGTCAATTAAAAGCCTGTCTGCTATATCCTCGCTTATAACAAATCTCAATATTTGCCCTCTTACCCCGGTTATATACTTGGTCTTAGTCTCATTCGATGTGCCGGAAGAAGCAAAGGTATAGCTCTTGTTGTGCCATCCGTCCTCATTCAGCCAATATACCGCAACCGTCAAGCCCTCGCTTGCTGTATCGCTGTGAAACGTAACAAACAACCGGGTCACAATGTAATTCAGGAAACTGTCGCCTAACGGTATATCGTTTGTCGTGAGTTTCACGGTCATATCCGGCGTAGCCCCGACAACACTTGAATCAAACTCATACACTTTGTCGTTCACATCATTTGAGCCGAATATCTTGTTATCCAGGGCAAGCCCGATATAGGGAAAATTGAACGCCGCACCGTTGTTTACGTCGTAAACGTCCCATGTGCCCTCGTCATGGTTAAAGAGGTAAGACTTAGACGCGCTGGCATGGAACCAGATTTTTCTCTTGTTTTTATAATACACCGCCGATGCGGTTGTCAATGTTTCCGACGCTAAGAGTTCATCGACGGGCATTGAGATTCTTTGATAGCCCGATGGGGTAAGCGCGTATATCCCGTTTCCGTAAATGAAATAAACCACGTTGTTGTGGGTCACAATCGCATTTACCGCAGATACCCCAATGTCGTAACCGTTCTCCTTGTTTAACTCGTTATAGACTATGCACCGATGCCCTTTAAAGGCAATATAGCGATTCCAGACGGTTGCAAACCCTTTTATTTCATCCCCGTCGTCGGGGTGGAAGTAGTCTATATTCTCGCTGTGCTGATATGCCACATCCGGCGCATCAATCGGCGTTTGAACAATTTCATGCGGATTGAGTTCGTCGGTGCGGACGTTGCCGTAATAATACCTGTCCTCAAACTCTATACCGTATTGCCAATTGGTGTAATACGGCTTAAACGATTCCGGCAGTCCGCTTGATTCTTCGTAGGTGACGGTGGAAATGTCCGCTTGATTAACACCATCCCAAACCGCAAAGGTATAAAGCACGTTTGCAGATACCTGTGTCCAGCTTGAATCGTTTATGTCAATCTCTCTCAGGAAATTGTATGCCGTAGTCGGCTCTGATGCTTGCGAATCTTCATTATAAGCCCGGTAAACTCTTATCGCTTTTATCCGGCGAAATTCATTCCATACCGACAAAGCGGCATCAACGCTTGTCGATGGTGAGGTCATTTCCGCAAAGCGTTCACTGTCCACATTCACGCTGATTGTCAAGTGCACACCCGGCGTGTTTGCCGAGCCGTTGACAACACATCCCCGGTGCAAGTGCGATTCCTGCCCATAAATGTCAACAAGAGACACTCCGTAGAAATAAGTGTCTGCGTTGCTGGATGATGTGGTATTTCCCATTGCTATCTTAGTCGGGATATATCCCGCAATATTGAAATCAGTTCCGTTATCAAATTTGACAATCCTTCCGCTTCTCTGCGACAAATAAGGGACTGCGCCAATAAAACTGATAAATTCGTTTGTCTGTGTCGCGTCGGTGTATTCGGTTGTTATCGTCGTGGGGAATCCGGTTGTCGGAGTAGAATAAACCACGGTAGGTCTTATAAAATACAAGACACCGTTATAATGAACAATGTCAAGCGGTCCCGCGGCTGTTGAAAGTGTATCTACCGGAGTATAAGGTGCGGCAATCGGCATCCTTAAAATTTTACTATTTGTGTAATCACAGGCATAAACATAGGTGGTATCATAAGTAATGCCGAAAAGTTTGTCACCTGATCCGGTATAGCGGGTGTTGCTACTGGCTAAGTCTGCGGAATATTCGTCAATATAACCATCTGCCCCGTCATAGCGAGTTATCCACACCAAAGTTCCGTTTGTCGCTACACCCAAAGCGAAAGCACTTGACAACGTTGCCGATGCGTCTATTGTCAAATCATCAGAAAGATCATACAATATTAGCTTGTAATCTTCTGTGCCCGGCACATTCCCCACAACATAGAGAGAGTTCCCGGTTAGTGCCAATCCGCCGTGATAGGTGTCTGTTCCGCCAGAACCCACTCTTTCAACAACCACGTCGTTTAAGATTCTTTCAATATAAAAATCGGTGTCTCTTATTTCCAGCCCGGCAGTTGACAATACATAGTATTTCGCCCTTGTCGAATCGTAAATAATCTTACCGTGATTGACAAAGCTGGATTGCTGCACCCACTGTTGTTTCAACAGGAAGAAGTCGGAGAAGTTGATAACGTCATTAAACATAGCATCGTGAGCACTGTCAACCTCCCGGTTGATATATCCCGCAAACATCGCCCTGTTTGTCGCTGCCGTTCCCGTCCCTATCCTTACCCCGTTCCGGTGAACGAGAAACTGAAGGTTGTCCCCAAATCGCAGTGAGCCGTAATTGTAGGTAGGGGTGGAGTGCGCCACATAAGTCGCGCTTGCGCCTAATGTCTTGGTGAACACATAAAGGTCGCGGTCTGCCGCAGTACCGTCTTTGTCGTAAACGATTAAAACGTCTCGCCCCCAATCTATATCACGATAATTCACAAATTTATCTATATTCGCAGCAGCAGCAGAAATTAGTCCTATATCACCTCTGCTTATAAGTTTCCCCACCTCTATATTTGTATCGAAATTCTCAAGAGTATTCGCAAATTCGAGAGAATCTCTTTCTGAGATAGCCCTATTTACCCCGTTGAATTTCTTGATTGCCAAATATTTTTTTTCTGTCGCCATATCGCTTGATTTATACCACTTTTGTCTTTATATTTATTACGTCAAAAAGAGATAACGCAGAATGATTCCGAATTTCAATAAGCCCGTTATAAGCGCCCGCGTATGTTTTAGAGGCATACGCCAGGTTAGACACGCCTTGCGTTATCCACCTGAGACAAGCCTTATAGCGGGTTTTTAATTTCGAGGATAGGTTATGTCGAGAAGAATTGATATTTCTGGTAATCGTTACAATATGTTGCTGGTAATAGAATATGCCTTCACAAAACGAGGTTATGCTTATTGGCTTTGTAAGTGCGATTGTGGTAATACTACAATAGCAAAAGGAGACAATCTCAAAAGCGGAAACACTAAAAGTTGTGGTTGCCTTTATATAGAAAATGGTCGCAAAAGCGGTCATAGCAAAAAAGGTATAGTATGGGGCTTTACCAGAAATAAGCCCGAATATTCTGTTTGGTGCGGTATGAAAAGAAGATGTTATAATTCCAACGAGGAATCTTTCAAGTACTATGGGCAAAGAGGAATAAGAGTTTGTGATCGTTGGCGTAATTCGTTTAAAAACTTTTTCGCTGATATGGGAAAACGTCCATCCCCTAAACATAGCATTGATCGGATCAACAATGATGGTGATTATACGCCTGAAAATTGCCGATGGGCAACAAATAGGGAGCAAAGCAATAACCGCAGAAAAAGAACAAAGAAAATATAATATCTTTCTAAGATTCTCGGTATTTCCAATCGTTTTGTTTTTAGTATTCATATTCTCTCAAAGTTTAAAGAGGGTGTCACTTCCCTGTGACCTGCCTTCCTGCAACCCTCTTAAAATGGATCAAAAGCCGAATATTCATCCACCGTCGAAATGTCGTCGGTCGAGAATGAACTTGTATCTTTCAAAGCATCCTGAACTAAGTCAATGTATTCGTTCCGCGCCTCCCTTGCCTTTTCCCGGATTGCCTTCGACTTATGAGCGTAGGCGTTGCATAACTTCCAAACCGGGTAGAGTATCATAGCTTCCTGGTAATCCTGTTTGAGAAGCGGCGTTTGGTTGTCGGTGCTTAATACGGTCGGCAGGGTATAGCCCCAAACGGTCAATGTTTCATCTGCGGTTGAGGCAACCGGCACAGTGCCGATCTCCGTAGCGGTATTGTCGCCCGTATATCTCACCCAATAGTAATAAGGCTCCCCAAACTCCATATCTCGCGGCAGGTTGGCAAATCCGCCCGGAAACAGTCTTAGCGGTATGCCGTATTCGGTCGATGAATCTTCGATATATCTCACGTGGGTCACGTTCGCAAAATTTGCATCGTAGATCGAATAGCTTACCTGATTCGCCACTGTCGTAATGTCGTAGCTGTCGGTGAGCATCTTTGTTCTCCGGCAAAAATCCACGTAGCCAAGATTGATATACTTCTTGATTTTGTGGGTGCTCATATCCGGTGCGCTCAAGACTTCCTGCAACTGATCGGTGACAAAATCCTGTATCTCTTTAAACGTCCAAGATGAAGCTGCCATTATACTTTAGCTCCCTGTAAAAAAAATCCTTGATATTCACAACATTTATTCTTAAATTCGGAAGAACATAACAAGGTGATATTAGTATGTCTAATCTTATTGATATAACTGGTAGAAAATTCGGCTACTTGACGGTTATTGGAATTGCCAAAAGGAAAAATAAAAAACGCATATATTGGAGATGTCGTTGCAAATGCGGTAATTTTGCCAATATTGAATCTTACAAACTTAGAACCGGACACACAAATAGTTGCGGTTGCTTTGCGAAGGAGAAAGCGGCAGAAAGACAATACAGGCACGGGAAACGTGATTTTCCTGAATACGGTATATGGGCAAGAATGAAAGAAAGATGTTACAACCCTAACAGTAAATATTATCATCTTTATGGTGGCAGAGGAATAAAAATGTGCGATAAATGGAAAAATTCTTTTGAAGAATTTTATAACGATATGGGTAAGCGCCCATATAGAATTTATTCCATTGATCGAATTAACAATGATGGTGATTATGAACCTTCTAATTGTAGATGGGCAACCAGATTTGTTCAATCCAGAAATAAAAGAACCAATAGATTGGTAACATTTAACGACGAAACTAAATGCGTTACCGATTGGGCGAATGAACTTGAGATGCCAATAGGGACATTGTTCAGTCGTTTGAATAGCGGCTGGAAAGTCCCCGATGCTTTGACAAAACCAGTTAGAAAGCAAAAACATAATTAAACCTTCGCGTCTTTTAATACAATTTGATGCTCTTTCAAAATCTGTTGAGCAATATCCATGTCCCCGCGTTGTGTATTCATGCAACGATAAAATGCGTACGTAACAACCATGTCGTCAACGTCAAGCGGCAGTTCGGTATTATCCGATGAGCTTAATGCGGTCGGCTCTTTGATATAGGGGAAGGTTACGCTTGTCGCGCTATTCGGCCATACCTGTATCCCGGTCTTGTATTTTATGTAGTAGGCAATCTCATTAGGGATTGAACCTGCTGTTAATCCATTCCCTTCCAAAAAGCCCAACCGCCAGCGTTCGCCTTGCACGATCTCCGATGCAACAATTGACTTTCCCGCCGCAACCACTATTACATAAGGGTCTGCGATATGCCGCAAGAGGTCTGAGGGAAATGCCCCGAATCCCGCCGTTAGCGTAATTGTTCCGGTTGTCTGCAATCCCGGTATCATTTCTTCCGGCAATATCCGCGCAAACATTCTGCGCCCCTGGTTCAAGGCGTTCGGCAAAAAATAGGTGTCATCAAATTGGGTATCAGTGTTGACGGTCTGATCCAGCAAGTACCTTACTTTTAATATTTCCGTTGCAAGCACAGCCATTTAATCACCTTATTTGTTAAGCAGAATACCCACGCCGAATTGAACCTGTGAGTAATCCTGCGTCCATAAGAAATTCCCTGATAAATCAAGATGGAAGAAACTAACCGGGAATAGATAGCCAGCGCCTACCTGTATCGCGCCTTGAGTTTCCTCTAAGAGTTCAATTTCTTCGGTCTTTACTTTTACCGGGTAGATACCCGCCAAAGTTGACAGATATAGTTTCCCGTAATAGCTTCTTGCCCCGGCAAGGATAACCGGAAAGTTGGTAACGCTGAAAGAGGGGATAGGGGTAGTCTTTTCATCCCAAAAGCCGTAACCGCCGTAAAGAACGCCCGTCATGCCGAATACCGGAACTTCCACATGCACCCCGCCGCTAAAGCCTACATTGACGGTATTGCCGAAATCCCCGGTGGGGACAGAGGTATTAAAATCAATTCCGACAACCTGGGCGTTTGCGGTAAAAGACAAAAGAACCGCTATAAAAACAAAATACAGATATTTCATTTTTGAATCTCCCGGTTATGTTGAACATAAAGGGCAGGGGAGAAGAAGCCCCTCTCCCCTTAACCCTGTTAGTTTTTACAGTTCGCCGTAGATGTAGCCCGGAATCCTGCAAACGATATTGGCTGCCACTGCCGCAAGGGCAATCAGGCGAATACCGCAAGCCTGCAACACTTCTGCTTCGGATGCAGAACTAAAATCCACACCCTCGACGGAACCTGCCGGAGTCGCAAGCGGTACAAGCGGTTCATTTACAACCACTGCTGCCGATGTGCTATGCCCGGTCAAAACTGACGGACAGAATCCGCCTGTTTGGATAAATCCGTAAGAACCGGAGTCGATTGTGTTCACTACTACGCCGCGTATGATTTCGGAAGTTGCGTCGCACAGTTCCACTTTCCAGGGATGGAAAATATACAGAACCGCATCATTCGCAAACGCTTCCCCGGCCGGGGTAGATTCATCCAGCCAAATATCGCCTTCGCCGGAGGCTGCCAGGGCTTCATGGGATTTAATCTTGTGCAATGCGCCCAACGGTCCCGCTGCCGCAGCTTGCCCGATCCAGTACCCGGAATAGTAGTTTGCCGCTACTGCGGTCGTCACGGTATCCACATGAATCTTGGTGTCGCCGGCCGTTACCGCGCCATCCACCACAATAGTAGAATCCCATGCGGCCAAAGCGGTAGCGGTAACTACCTGTCCCATCGCCAGGGCTTCGGTGGCAAGAACGTAGCGGTAAACATTGCCATCAACGTCATGGGCTTTTTGACCAAGACTGAACCGTCTTACGGTGTCGTTGGTGTAAAGCCCTTCTGTGCCAATTAAGATAGCAGGTGCGCCGGAAGAACGAGGCTTCCGGTATGCTGCTTGAGTTCCTTGTGCCATTGTTTATACTCCTTGATTTCAAATTGCTTTTTTAAGTTTATTAATTGCTCAACCTAACCGATTAATTATTCAGGTCGCTCCAACGGTAGAACATCCGGCGGTTCGATACTGCGGTCTGACAGGTGTAGGTAAGCATCGCCACACGCGCCATTTGATTGGTTGACTTCACCCATTCCGACATTTTGAAGTTGTTCTTGGGATGGTAATACATCACAAACCCTTCCGCAAAATTACCCATATACATCGGGTAGGCAGTTGTCGAGATGTATCGGTCAACAATCAGGGGGATATTCCGCCACATCAGGACGCTGAAGCCCAAATTAGCCAGGGCTTCGCCCTTGCTTCCGGCGGTCGGTTTAGTGAATCGCTGATCGTTTGCCGCTATCTGCTCGGCAATATCCCATACCTGCTGAGTCATCAAGACGTGAGTCGGTGCGGGATTGCCCAACTGCGTACAGCTTGCATACCCGGTCGCCAGGATGGTCGGCAGGTAAGAGGTAGAAGTCGAGTCTTTCATGTTCGCGGCGGTGTGGGCGGTCGTATCAACGCCAGCTTGCCACCAGGAATAAGAAGCCCCGGCGATCCCGCCGTAAGTGCCCGTTCCGATTGCGGTGTCCAGCCCGACAAGCCCGGTAGAACCTGCCCCGGTATAGAAATCGGTCGCCAGTTGTTTCAGCATCGCTTTTCGGGCGTTTTCCATTTTGGAATCGAGCAGGTCCAACACCTTCAGGTCGTCCCCGTCAACCTTCAGTTCTTCATCCTGCGAAATACTGATCGGGACTGCCACGTTACGCATGTAATACTCCGCGCCGGTGATAAATTCGGGCGGGGTAATGTCAATGGTGTCATAGTAGGTGTAGTACTGCGCGTTAGATTCACCGTATTCCAACGGTTGAATAACCTTAGTCCCTCCGCCGATTGCCATTGATTCCAGCCGGGGACCAGGGTCTTGGATACGGTCGTCCAGCCCCAAAAGAGCAAGCGCCGCAGAACCTTTGTGTACTTGATCTTTCAAAGTGGGAATATACTTATCTCTCACGATTGCGGAGATATTGTCATAATTTAAAGCCATTGTAGTAAATCCTCCATTAAATGATTGGAGGCATCCGCTTAATCATCGGTAAAAAACGATACTTTCCCTGTTTTCAGTTCGTCCCTTAAAGCCCTTCCCACATCTGCAACTTTGCGGAAAGTCTTAGGCGGTTCGTTTAAAGAAGCGGGTGAGGCATCGCCTTCCGTAGCGGCTGCCTTTCGTTTGTCTGTTAGTTGTTTAAATTCAGCTTCGATCTTTTTTCGTTCCGCTTCCACAAAAGCGTCCCGATTGAGATAGTAGTAAACCATTTCAAAATCGGTTGTGCCCTTTTCTCGCGCCAACTCGTAAACCTTCTCGCGGTCAAAGCCGGGGTACTTATCCGGGCTGTGTTCCATCTCGTCGAGTTTGGCTACGAGCTTCCTTGCTTCCGCCTGTATTTCCCGTTCCTGCGCGGCTTTGGTCTGCTGTTCCCGGTAGGTGGTAAATTCCTTTTTCAAGTTCAATAGTTCTTTCATCACCGGGTCGTCAAAATCGGCGTTATCGCTTGCAACCGCCCTTTCTTCTGCGCGGGTTAGCGGTCTGCCGATATAGTTTTCCAGATCACCGACAAGAGCCTGCATTTCTGCCGGGTCGCTCCTGGCGGCTTCAAGGCGGTCGTTCCAGGCATCAACCGTTTGCTGCAACTTCTCAGCCTGTGCTTTCAGTTTATTTCTTTCTTCCGCGATCTTCTCCATGTTGTGCCCTTTACTCAAACGATCCTGGGCTAACTTGACAGATTCGGGATTGGAAAGATCAACCGTAATTGTTTCACCTCCGTAATTGTAGGTGAGCGTAGTCGGCGCATTGCTCCCGGCGGGAGTTGCCCCGTCCTCGTAGTAAATTTTGGGTCGTAACATTATAGACGCTCCTTTGAGTTGGTCTTGTTAATTATAGGTTAATTAGTCTGGCGTTACGCTCGTATGAACGCTGATCAGTTTTGACGCTTCTTCGATGGACAATTCTTTCCCGCTAATCTTTAAAACATCCTTAATCATGTGATTGGCGAAATTCGCGCCGTTTCCCCACGCTCCGAAATTTCGGGATGTTTTCAAACGGGCAGCCCATCTTAGTAGCTTCTCGTGATCTACGAATACTTCCGGCTCTTTCGGCGTTGCCTCTGCCTTGACCTTTGCGGGTGCGGGTTCGGGTCGCGCTACTTCCGCCGGTTTCTCCTTGAAAATATCATTGAGCGTAACTTCCTTTTTTTCTTCCACCACAACCGGGGTTTCTTTAACCTTTTTCGGTTGCGCTTTCTTACCTCGTTGTTGGGAGGCCGACATTTCCTTCTCCTTGTTGTTCTTGTGCTCGGTTTACAAAAGTATTTATTTGCTTTTGCTGTTGGTCTATTACTTGCCCGGCTTGTTCTAACTGCCCTTTAAGTTGATTAATCTGATTAATGCGCTGGATGATTGCGTATTTATTCGGTATATCCAGCATCTCTAAGACAGTCTGCGGGTCAACAATCCCTCTTTCGCCCAAGTTCAAGATTAGCTCCTGATCCTGCTGGCGGGTGGTGGAACTGATAGAACGCACGTCAATTCTGATATTCTTCAAGGCTTTATTGCCTCTTAAAGTCTCTCTCAATTCCCGCCACTGCTTTATTTCAATCGCTCCGCTTTCTCCCATGATTTCAAATTCCTCTGACGGGTCGGTGTATTCGATCATTATTCCGATTGCCATCCTTGCCATCCATTCGAGCGCGTAAGTGTAGTGGCGCAAGGCAAGGCGAATCCTCGCCGTTCCGGTCTGCATCAGGGTATCTACCGTAACCCCGGCAGGTGAGCCTTTTGGCAGGTTTCCGCTAAGAATATCCGTATTTCCGGCTTGCCGATCCATAAACCTCTCGATTGAGACAAGGTTGTTAAAGTGGCTCGCCGGGAGTTCCTTGCCGAAATCAACCGTTAAGTCGTTCGGATCGTCAACCAGTACGTTCTTGCCGATCAGGTTGGTAATCCGCTTCAGGTCGTCTAACTTGAACCGTCCCCGCCTCCACTTACGGATGCCGTTCAATAACAGCTTTATATTTTGCGTAATTGCGTTTTGCTGATAATTGAAATCATCCTGCGGGTCAAAGAGGTCATGCGCTAAGGGCTTGCCCCAATAGTAGTTACGATTTTTGGTGTAGTCGAATTTTACCCACAACATTTTCCAGTCAACCCCGACAGATTCCGCTAACTTGTTCGGCTGGTCGCGCAATAGCTTTCCCTGGCAGACGGTGACGATCCGCCCAAAGGGATATTTGTACCGCTTGGTGCTCTGCGGCAAATTCTCGGTCAATTTGATATGCTTTTGAAGTAAGGGTATAAAATCCCGGTCAACTGCGGGGTCAAGAGTCGCCAAAAACGCCTTGTGCTCTTTTAAGTGCTTGGGATGGTTCTCACCGATGGAAGGTAAAACCTGCTGCAATCCCGCGATAAGGGAATGCTCGGTATTGGTTTCATTTATGTCAAAGGGTATCGGTTCAAGCGTGTAGTCGTCCATATACATCTCACAGAATACCGCCTGTCCCATCACATCGTTAAATACGCCGTTGTTTTTGTTCGTTCCTCCCCGGATCATTGACCAGACATTAGGTGCGGTCGTTCCGCCGCTGGACTGCTGGTAAGACAAAATCGGCTTGTCAAAGTTGCTCCCGGTCGATTGTCTCAAGTAGTCGCGCTCCGGCTTTACCTTAACGCCGTATTCCTTCAGGATATATTCAGGTGATCGGGCGATAAAATGCCCGATAAATCTCAATTGCCGGTGCTTTCGCGCCTGCGGGTCAACGATAATTGCCTCTGCCGGAACAACCGTGAAAGTCGGCCATCCGTCCAGCCCGACACCCGCTTTAATATGACACGTGCCGCTTGCTGCCGCTTCTAATACCGCATCTTCTCCCTTGTCGTCCCACTCGATTTTATCCCACAGGTAATCGCCCAAAATCTGATTCAATGCGCGGGAAGTGAACAGGTCGCCTTCTTCCTGCGGACCAAACACCCACTTGGGACGGTTGTCGGTAAGGTGCGCCACACGGGTCTCTACGATCTCGGAAAATTTATTGTAAGTCTTGCCCTTCTTGCCAAAATCCTCTTTTACGGGATGATCGCCCCAACTGTAATCGTCAAACTTCTGCGCCCGAATCAGGACGTTGGAGTTTTCCCGCCCTTTCAATCCCTGAAAAATCAAGTCCTCAGTTCTCTTCAGGATTGCCTTTTGTTCGTCGGTGTCGGTTGTCATTACCTTAGCTGGCATTGTTATCCTCGCTGTAATCCACCCGGTCACGCGGCCAGATTGAGCCGTATTTGTCCTCCGGTTCTTCCGGTTCTATCACTTCCAGTTTTCCCGGCGGGTTTGGCAGAACGCGCTCGCCCGATGTAAGGCGGCTGCCCATCCAAAACGCCGCTAACATCCCGAAAACAATTATGACAGTTTCGATTATCATATTATCTCAAAGTCCTCAACGGGGATTTCGTGAACGATTTCGGTAGAGTATTCAATGACGGGATGATTCCACTTCACGCGGAAAATAAAGTATTCCTTTTCTTCCCAATCTTCTTCGTCCACTCCCGCCATCTCGATTTTCTTAACAACCTTTTTTGGCTTTAGCGGCAGTGATTCAAGCTGAAAACGGATTGCTTCTAATATCAACGCCGAAGCATACCCGCCGATTTTCTTTTGCATCGGGTCTTGTTTAAATAACTGCTGAAACATCTGCGCCAGTTTAAAACGCTGATTTGCGCTTGCGTCTAATACTTCACCTTCTTTAAAAGCCATCACTTCACTCCCGGATTGGTTGAATAACCTGTTATCTTGTAAAATGAGATTCCTTCTTGTGAGAATCCCTCGACTTCTTCTATTTCTGTGACAAAAATATCCGGTCTGCTCTGTTTTAAATCTTCTTCGAGTTTCCCTTTACTCTTGCTCTTGCCTCTGATCCAAAGATTTACCGGATAAACTCTTTCAAATCTCATATTTCCTCAAATAAAAAAGCCGATTCGCCGCATGTTCCCAGGGGTGAGAGACACGCAGCAAATCGGCTTACTGTTGGTATTGGCCGAAACTCTATGTTTTAATTAGTTAATCCGTTACCCTCAAATTTTGATACTTAAATTCAAACCTTGTCCCTTTGAAATGTATCTCGATTGTGCCGCTTACCGCGCCAATCGGATTATTGAGTATAAACTGTCTTATATACTCATTGCAAATATCGGAAAAACTTTCCGCATTTTCAACGGAAAAACGCGGCTTTCGTTCAACGCCGTATTTTGGCTTATCTTCGCTCATCCTACCTCAATCCCGTTTGTTCGATTTTAAGTTCTTTATCTTGCGCCAACGATTCCAACCGTCTAATTTCGTTATCAAGAGAACACTTTACATCCCTCAACACCAACTTTAACCAGGGATATTGACTATAATCAATGTCTGAAAGATTAGATAGATTTATGATAGTTTCTCCTTCATATCCTTCAGTTGAAATATGTAATTTATATTGCCACAAACCTTTTCCCATTACCCTACCTCAATCCCTGTATATCGAATAGTTTCACCATCCTGAAAAGTGCCCTTGACTTTAATCCCCAACAACTTCATCAATGTTTCGACAAACTGCGCCGCACCGTCTTGTGTTACCCGCCCACGCGGGAAGTGGACAATCAAAAGCGATTTCTTGGGGTTTTTAAATTCCAGCTTCTCGCCCTTGTTTTCAAAGAAATGCTTCTTTAATCCAATTCGTTTTTTACGCTGTCTCATTCATGCCCCAATCAACATTGATTCTTCTTCTTCAAAATTAATATCCGCCTTGCTCCCGGCTGCCACAAACCGCAGTTTCTCAACTTCATAATCCGGGGTATCAAATACCTCAAAGTTCTGATCCCGCACCCACTCGATAATACGCCGGTCATTCTCGATAAAGTGGTCGTCTTTGTCAATCGGCTTCTGAGCCACTTCTTTCGATTCTCCGGCGCGTGTCATCGGCGGAGGCTGCCAGCGATAATTCTTATACTCAAAGCGATGGTGCTCAAGGTTGTCAAACATCATCAGTTGCGGATATTGCCGGGTAATTTTCTCAACGTCGCCAGCCATTGTAAGCGTAACTTGAAATTCTAAGTCAAGACACTCTTTCATCTTGACAAGCCCGCCCATAAGGTTCTTGCTCCCTTGTATCGGGAATATCCCGGCTTCGTTCAACTGCTCGACAACTGATTTAGCGTTCTTATCTTCTTGTGACTTCTGCCAGCCTCGCGGGTCGCAAATCGCAATGTCATGCTTGCGCCCTAACTTGTGCTCGGCAATCTCGATGTAAGAAGCTAACTTGTACCCCCCGCCCTTCTCAAACAACTCACCGACAATGAACATATTCGGCAAATCCCGGAACACCGGGTATTTTTCGGCGGTCTGCCGTTCAAGGTCAACCCAAATCCAGCTAACCGCGTGAGGTAACTGCGGGTGCGGGTCGATTCCCATAACCAATATCCCGCCCTCCTGCGGTATGTCAAAGCGGGGGATGATAAAAGGATGGTCGTCTTTCCAACTCTCAAAGATGTTTCCGCCCTTAGCAACCCGCTTGCCGTGTATCCTTATGTCAATTTCCGCCTGATTTAAGCAAAGGCTTTTAATCGTGTCGATCATCTGCGGGGTAGCTATCGGGTTATCATAGGTGCTCATTTCCATAGCGTAAATATTCGGATCGCCTTTTTCTGCGGGTTCAAATATCTTGTGCTCTGTCCAAGATACCCCTTTCTCTGCGGTCATGCCGCACAGTATCCGCCCTTTTGTTGAGATGATACGCATCAGGGCTTGTTGATAATGCCCCTCGGTCGGTTCTTCGTCAAGGTGATAAACGTCAATCGCCGCGCCTCCATGAGCGATAACTTCCTGCGCGTAAGTCATAAACTCAACGTGACTTTTGTTCTTCCAGGTGATCTTGCGGCGTTTTTCGTTGTCATAGGCTATGTCTTTCACTTCTGCCGCAGAAGCCCACTTTACATATTCGGGACCTAAAACCTTGTCAACAAAATTCGGGAAGTCGATGCCGACACACCGCGCCTTGATCGGCGGCGATGAAATCCACAATTTATTGTCTAAGATGTATTCGCATTGCTCTCTTACCCACTTTTCCTCTGCTTCTTTTTGCAGCTTAATCAAGTTCTCTCTTTGCAGGGGATGCCAGCCCTCGCATTGCGATACTATGTCAATAATACAGGTTGTGCTCTTACCGCTTCTGTTTCCGCCAGAAATTATTTTTACGGTATGCGGCTGTAAATGAAACTCCTGCTCTTTCAAGTTCGGAAAATAGAAATACTTCCCTTTTTCTAAATCCAGCGTCATAACGTGGGTGGCGTATTCTGTTAGCTTGTCGTCGTCCTCTTTTGATCTGCCCGGCACAAGAACGCCCTCGACAACCTGACGGTTCATCTCCTTCAGGCTGTAATAAACTTGCTTATGTTCGGGCAAATACCAATACAAGGGCTTATCCTTTCTTGAGCGTCATTTCCGGCGCAATAATCCGGTTGTCGGGCACAACGAGGTTAGACTGCGCCGCTTTCTGCGCCTTGTCCATCTCATAGTAGAATTGTTTGAGAATGTCAAAGGGTATCTCAAACGTCGCCGCAGAAGATACCCATATCAACACTGTTTTTCTTTCCGGCAGGTACCTACAAGTAAACTGTACCGGCAAGGGTTTATTATTATCCATTAACGCTCGACTATTGATTTAATATAATCAAAGTTTAATACTCTATCCTGCGCCCCGCCTTTAGTGGCGATAATGGGTGACAATTCTTCGCCATCCGGGAATAAGGCTTGAGTTGTATAAATACTGCCAAGAGCAGTCCCATTCTTATAAAAAGTAACGGTGCTGTCACCGTCAAACTTAATGCCTAACTCCATAGCGGCGGTTGTAATAACCGTTTGGAACGTATCGCAGAAAGTGCCACCGGCAGTCTGATACAGGACTTGCAGCGTGTCGTCGTTGGCTTCCCATTGCACAAAGCCAACCACATCTTTATCGGCAATATCAGCGCCGCTATCATTTATGAAATCCCCGGCAGCAGAACCTTCTTCCGCTAAACCAACGAAAAAGTTACCGGCGCTTGAAGTTACGTCCGTATCCTCAAAACGAAAAGCAATCCATGAACTTAAACCACTTGATTTCACATATTCAAGCAAGTTTTCTGTCCCAAGTTCGCCCAACTGCATGTAAACCTCGTTATTGCTCCCGGTTACATGCGTAATCGTTAGTAACCCATCTGTCACCGTTGCCGCTTGCGTAAGTGTCCATCCGGCATCTCCGGCGGTTTTCCAGCCAGCCAGGGTAGCATTTGTTGAAACCTGAGCAGTATGAGCTACACCTGCGGGTAACAAGCCCCCGGCACTATCCAGCACGACACCGATAAATTCCTCTGTATACACTGCCGCTTCAGACGGGTCGAAGTAGTAATACAACGGCACACTTGACCAGAATCCAGACGATCCGGTTGTAATTGATCCGTTAAAATCGACGGTGTTGCTAAAAGTGGTCGCCCCGCTAACCGTTGTCGCGCCGCTAAGGGTAGTTGTCCCGCTTAGTGTTGTCGCGCCGCTAAGAGTAGTAGCCCCGCTGATCGTATTCGTTCCGGCAAGAACGGTCGTGCCGTTGAACGTGGCGGTCGCGTCACTTTGCGTCACAAAGGTATTGCGGATATAAATCGCCCACTTGTAGGGGTTTTCCGACAATGCCACGTTGTAACCGACAAACAGGACGATAGCGATTGCCGCGCCTAACAGATACCATTTAGTTTTGTTTCTCATTTCAACACTCTCCTTGTGTTATTTGTAACCTTTCTTGGGTTTTTTAGCATATTCCTCTAATTCTTTCAGAGTCATCGAACGCATAATTTGTTTGACTTTACCACTCGGCTTTTTCTTCCCTTCGCCGCGCTTGTAGGAAAGTGCCATGCCCATAAGTCTTTGTTGTCTTTCAGAGATCGCGGGCATTTAATTACTCCTTTCCATTTAATTTTTATTTTTAGTTTCAGCTTCGTGCTGATCTTCTTTTTGTTTTATGTACTCTTCGATTACTTCTTTTGCCACTTCCCGCGCCTGTTCTCTTTTTTCTTCGGGTGTCTGTAACCTGCCCTGCTTTTGCAGTTGTTCAATCAAAGCATGGGTCTGGTATTCCTGCAACACGGGAGAAGCAAAATTTAAGATTGTTAAGAATACTCCAACAATTATACCGCCGATAATGGTATTTTTAAGATTGCGGAACGATTTTTCGTGCACCTTCTGTTTTTCTTCCTGATGTTTCTGATATTCTTCCAAGTGTCTCACTCTTTCCACTAATCCTATTTTGTCACCGTTATCTATTCCGCCGATCAGGATACGGAGTATCTTGGCAATATCCGCCCGGTTCTCTACTCCCAACTTTTCGATATGCGACAACTTCCGGCAGTTTTCCTCGATCTCCCGGATTTTGGTGTTCATTTGTTCGGGTGTCAACTGTGGCATTATACACCTTTTCTGCTCCGTTTTATTATCATTTGACACCGTTTTCCCATTTGTTGAAAATGGAATCAAAAGTATAGCCTATTAACGGCGCTGATACATAATTCAGGCTATCGGTAGAGATTGCGATAAGCAACCCGATAATAGTCCCAAAAACCGCCAAAGTGGTTGAGCGGAAGTTATCTTTAAAATAGCTCTTGACTTCCGTCAGAGTCTCGCCCTTGATATTCTTTTTCAAGAAGTGAGCAAACATCCCGGCAAACGCCAGGGCTACCAATGCAACGTAATTCAATATCTCCGTCATGCGTCACCGCCCTAACGCTCTGTCAATCGCCGCAGCGAAACGCCGGGGGGACAATCTAAAAGCAGCCGGAACACCGACGAAGATTGTTATTGCTCCACCTGCCGCACCGCCAAAGAGCACTAATAGCAGTTGCAGGAAAGTCCCGATTAGCCCTTCTAACCCGGCGGGGAGAATAATGCCCCAATAGGTTGACAGGACGGATATAATGGGACCGACTAATACCAACAGGGTATTGATTATTTTGCTTGCTAAACTCATTTTACGATTCCTTTCGTTTTGATTTTCCTTCATGGATTAAAGGTTGAATCTCGGATTTTACCACGTCGATTAATGCCTTTTTATCATCCTCGAGTTCTAATATTTTCTGTTGCAATCTTATTATTTCTTCGTTTTGGTGCTTTATCATTTCCTGTCTTATTTCAACTTCGTTCTTTAAAAAATCTATTTCCTTTTGCATTTCGCTTGTCATTTTATTCAGGCGGAATAGCTTCATGCAATCCACCACGCCACAAAGCCCAATAGTTCAAGGGAAAGCATCACGGATAGCCAAAATCCAATAAAAAAGCGATTATCGTCTAATCCAGCCTCTCCTTGTGCCGGATTGTCGGATAACCGCTTTTCAGAAAAAATAACGGGATCATCACTAATCTTCTCACGAAAATCTGGCAATGATCCCGTAACAAACCCCTTGGAGGTAGTATGATAAATATCCTGACCATCCGTGTCGATCATAACGCATCCCTCTCAACTCGCCGGGAAGTTAGTTGATTTTAGTTGAGTTTGTCAAGGCTTTTTTTGTGATATGACAAAAAATTTATGAAATATCATAAAAAACGGGGTAAAATGTGATGGGAGTCAAGTAAAAACACCCCCGGTAGCTGTCAAACCGGGGGTGCGTCGCTTCTGGTAGGGAGGAGGTAGTTATTCGGGGAAAATTTTTGGTTTTTTTATCCAGAATCCGGCAGCGTGTTTATGACCACCACCACCGTATTTCTTAGCAATTTCAGCCACATCTACACCATCCGGCTCTTTAGACCGCAAATTAAACACTCGCCTATCTTTTGTATCAAAATAGCCGACGGCAAACGGTTGATCTCCTGCAAGTGCGCCAATGGTCTCAGAAATCAAATGGGTACAGTTAGTTATTGGGACTATATAACCGTCAAGGGTAATTGTGTCGTATTCGCCGCCAATCGCTGCTTTGACACAACCATCCTGATATTGCAACACGGTATCGCCCTGCTTGAGCAAGTTGAATAATTCATTTTCGTCTAATAAAAATTTTATCCATTCCCGGAAATCCTTCTTTTGCAATCTCAACCCCGCAGACACCGCCTTGCTTCCGTCCATTTCCCATTTCCAGAGATCACGGTCTTGGGCATACCGTGACAAGAGGGGGACAAGTTGATCGGGAAAGAGATATTCCCATGTCAACACCGCCCCGGATTTTTCCATGTCGAAAATGCAGAAGTCCAAACCTTCGCAATCTTTTTGTGCGGTTTTGTGGTGGTCGATAACTATGAGCGATTTTGCCTGTTCTTTCATCTTTAGCAAGGTTTCGCGGGGATAGCTGAAATCCACGATAATCACATCCTGCCCATAAAGAATATCAGGCGGTGAATCGCCATATTGAGCCTCTATATATTCACAACTATCACCGTATTTCATCCAAACAGCAAGCGCCGCTACAAAACCATCCTGGCAATTCTTGTGGTAAATGCAAATCATTTCAACCTCTCAAATCTTATTGAATTTATCTTCATTGAGTTTTTTTAATGCTTCATCGAAGGTGTATTTTAATTCCATCAAGACCTCATTCTTCGCGTATAATATGTAACAAAGAATTTATTATAAAGTATTTCAAGCGCGAAGTTAGAAAATTTGCTCTTTATATCTTCCGGTAAATTTTCGTGAACATAGTCCAGCGTCGAGAATAGGCTTATTTCCGAAATAGCGGTATTCATCCATTCCAGAAATTTCTTAATATCTTCTTCCTGTCTTAGCAATTCCAGCCGGATTTCTTCAATTCTTTTCATATCTTGTTAAATTCCTCAAAGACAACTTTCAAGTCTTGTTTATGTATCCTTCTATCATCGTATTTGCGGATTGTTTCAACTGACCTGTGCCCGGTGAATTGCATCACCTTTAACGGGTCATTGAGAATGTCTAACAGCTTGGTAGTGTACCTGTGCCGGAATCCATGCGGTGATTTGTTGTAACGCTTACCCGGTATATCTTTCCGCGCAATGCCAAGCTCTTTTAAAACGTCGGCAATGATGTTGTATAACGACTTCTGCGACAGGGACTTACCCTTGCTATCGTTAGTTGAAAATGACACAAACACTGCGCCGGATTTTACACCGACGTAACCAAGATAGAGTTTCAGGGATTTAACCGTATTGGGATGCAAAAAAATCAATTCCTTGTTTTGTTGCCCTTTGCGCTCGACAAGTGCTGTGCCCTCGTTCAAGTTCAAATCAGAGATTTTCAGACGGTAAATTTCCACATTACGCAACCCTTGATAATACTCAAGGCAAAACAAGGCTTTAAACCTCGCCGTCTCCGGGGATGGTTCTAATTGTGCCATGTAGGCCACAATCTTCTTTACATCATCGGCGGATAGCCCGTCGCGCTTGTGCCCTTTTGATTCCTTAAACAGTTTAACGTCACTTGCAATGTCGGGGATTTTCCCCTTTTTGTTTAGTTGCGTCAGGAACACTTTCGCGGATGCAAGATAGCCTTGTTTTGTCGAGTCTGCAATATCGGTGCGCTTTGCCAACTCTCGCTTGTAGTTCATTAAATTCAGCCCGTTGTTCTCGGAATAAACAATAAACGGTATGACTTTCCGGGAATACTCTTTGATTGTCGATTCTGCTAAATCGCGGGACTCAAATACTGCTCGGATTTGGTCTTTGGTTATCTTGATAGGGGAGAGGCTATTCATCTTCCACCTCCGCCACGAATCTTTTCCTGAATCTCTCCGGGTCGTTTAAGTAAGCACGGAACATCGTTTCGACGAACGATGTGACCGTGTTATCATCAAAGCCCAACGAGTGGGATGCATCCCCGAAATGCTCCCGGAAAGAATTAAATAGCTCCTTTTCAACCATTATTGTCAGACAATAGTCTCTTTTTCTCATTGTTACATTCCCTTGTTATGTGCAAAGGTAATGTATGTATGCAAAGCGAAAATGTCAAGAATTATTTTGGGAATTTTTATAATCTGTGGAGTAAAAGCCTTTGCCCTTGAGGACAATACCGGGTGCGCCGATAAGTTTCTTAACCTTCTTCGACTTGCACCGGGGACAGGCAGGGTAGGGGAGTGATCTTAATTCTTCAAAGTGACAATTGTAGTCTTGACAAAGGTAGTCAAACATTTGCCTTCTCTTTCAAAATTCCATCATGCGGATAAGTATGGTTAAACTTTGCCCCTTCCAGCATTGCCGGGGAATAGGGCAAACCTAAGTAAGCGCAAATTCTTCTCATGGTATGTTCCGGGTAGTTGACAAGTGTATTAAACCCGATAATAAATGCACCATGTATATTGACAATATCTATTTCTTTCTTCTGTTGATTTCTTACATGCCATTCCGCCAGCCAGCGAGGGTATTTATCACGGAGAATCAGGCTGTTAATAACATCGTCGCTGTTCCGGGTAATCAGAATAATCTTTGTGCCCTGCGGGTAATCCCGGAGTGAATAAAGCGACTGCGGATATACCCGAAAGGTAAAGCGGTTATTCTGGCTCACAATCCGGTTAATCAAGTGCCCGAATTTACAGCCCCGGTATTTCAAGCCGATCTGCCGGAGTAACAGCTTGTTCCCGGAGTAAGTCTTGCCGAGTTGCTGGAAGTGCTCACCCGAAAATGATTCGTTAATCATGCTTACTTCCGGGTGTCTGCCGATCATGGCAGCTAACAGCGTCGTCCCGCTGTGCATAATACCGAGAATAAGCAAGTGCTTATTTATGTCCCAAAGATTCGGAAATTTCTTTTTACCCATTTATGCCCCAAATAACTTGTTAAATAATACGCTATGATTTTCCAGTTAAACCCCGCCCGGCGGAAGTAGTATCGCGCCCGGCGCATATTGTTGGAAAGATAGAAATACCTTGCCAGTGTTCCAGACAGATTTCTCTTACCCTTTTCCACTTCATCCGGGTAGTTGTCGTAATAAGTCTCTAATACTAAGTTGTTATAATGGTAATCCACCGCCCGGTAGTAGCCGTTGAGCGATAGATTGTTATATCCCACATTCCTTTGCACCAAGATCTCTGACACATACCCGGTTTCCTGCCCTTCTAATAATTGCAGGTAATAGTCATAGTCGGCAAATCCAAACTTTTCTTCAAACCAAATATGCCCCAAACTGCGGTGAATCATCGTGGACGACACGTTACAAAGCGCATCCCAATACCGTTTATCCCGCCTGAGCATTTTAAGAAATAACTCATTTCTCGGCTCTTTAACCGCAATCCGTTCCCGTTTCCCGATAATGTCAACATAATCTTTGCCGACAATCATAAACTCGGTGAAGCAGATCGGAACGCTGTGCAATCTGCAACACTTTTCTTGAAGCAATAATTTGTGGGGGAGCCACTGATCATCCTGATCCAGGAAGCAGATATACTCACCCGTCGCCCGTTCAAGCCCGATATTGCGCCCTTTGTTGGGACCGCCGGAGTTGCCCCGCCAGGTTATTACTTCCGCACCCGCTTTTTGAGCAACATCGCGGGTGTTGTCGGAAGAAGCATCGTCACAGCAGAGAATTTCCAAGTCGAATCCACCCTTTTGCCACTGAACCGATTCGATTGTTCTTCCGATTGTTTCCCCGGCGTTGTAGGTGGGGATGATAACTGATATTTTCATTTAACTTTTCAAGTATTCTTTCAAGTTTTTGCTGCATTTCGTTAAAGACGGGGCTGTTGCGGTGAAGGAACTCCTGCTCTTGAGTCAAAATGATCTTTTTATCATAGTGCACAAAACGCTTATATAGAATAAAAAATACAAAAAAGAGAGGAATAAACAGCAAATACCACCAATGCCAGCCCCAAACACCCAAATTTAAAGTTATGAGCAGAATCGTCTGGATAACCATCGAAACAGTCTGGTAGTAACTTCTCTGCCTGTCAAATACCGCTTTTTTTCTGCCTATATTATCCATTTCACCGCCTTCACAAGCGGATTTTCCCGGTATGTTTTGAACTCCCGGTAGGTTCTCATTCCCTGTTTTAAAATGTGATCTATATCGACACGGAGTTTCAACTGCACCAATGCACAGTCTCTTTTGAACTGTTCCGGCGTGACGATAGGGTGAGATAATTCCTCAACCATTTCGTCAACCGTCATTAATCCCGAATTGACTTTCGCCTTAAATTCGATGATCCGCACGTCAATACCGAATTTGTAGAAGCGCAATCCTCTTACAAAACGGGTATATACACTTTCTTCGTGTTTCCCGCCGTAATCCTGCCAGCCGCATAACTTATTTAAAGTCTGTTTCGCAAGGGTAGGATTATAGCTTTTATCGTATTCGAGTATTTCAAGGTTTTTCTTATTGTAGCGGTATTGATTCACGAGGGATAATACCTTGTATTCCTTCAAATCAACCCGGTATTTCGCGCAAACGTCGCGCAAATACCGCCCGTCAATCATGCTCCACTCTTTCGGCATCCTGCCTTCGGTGCGGGTATTCCCGCCGGTGATGATTATATCCGCGCCAAACTCGTCCAGCGCGTCAATCAATGTTTTCTTGATTCCCAAATCGGAAGGTGCTTCGGCATCCATTGTCGAAGCGTATAAAAACGCTCTCTGAATTTTGAAAAATTCCTCTTTTGGTGTCTTTTTGACGATGTTTGACACATTGAAATACTTGCAAACCCGGTGGCGATTGTTTGCGGCTATCTCCGTGTCCCAATGGTTATCAAAAGTGACTGCCGCTTTTATCTCGAACCCATCGTCAATCGCGCACTTTAAAGCCCAACACGAATCTATACCGCCACTTAACCCTATTACTGCCTTCTTCATCTCTTTTCCCCTTTAGTTTACGGTAATATTTCGGATAATTCCTTTTGATATTTTCGACAACTTCCCTGTCAAAATCAGAAAGTTTTTCAAAAGGTGTTGAAACAAGCTCCCTGTGCCATTCCTCAGCCTGTTTCTCGTGCCATCGTTCCTCGGTCAATCTTCTCAATCCCTTTGTAGTCAAATACATGACTATTCCCAACTCTCCGGTAAACATAGTGGAACATCGGCAGCGAATCGTAAATACAAACAAACGGCACGTGATATTCATTCCTACCGTCTGCGGGTATCTTAATCCTCTCCGTTCCGCCGACTCCGTTGATTAATTCAATGGTTTCAAGTTCGTTCATATCGCCAGCTTTGTTTGTTCGGGCTGTTTCGGTTCATCGAATAGCGGCAGGCTGCGCCAGTTTTCAATGCGCTTTACCGCCGCTTCATAATAATCTTTGTCGATTTCGTAACCCACGTATTCAAAGCCCAACGCCTCACAGGCAATCAGAGAGGATGCAGAGCCGACGCGGGTGTCAAGAATCAGGTCGCCGGGTTTGGCGTAGTTTTCAAGTAGCCAGCGATAAAGGGCAATGGGCTTTTGGGTGGGATGGATGCGGGTTTCTTTGAATTTCATATTTTCTTGAAGCATCCCATTCCAACGATATTTAAATTTTCTAACCGCCGATTTAAAAGAAGTCCATGCCAATTCACAATCCGCAAAATCTCCACTATTGTCTTTATCCCAAACGATATAACAAAATGTTGCGGGTAATCCGTAATAATTCCCGCCAAAAATGATTTGATTCTTTGATATTCTGAATAATTCCTGGAAATAATCATGCTTCGGCGGTTCTCTATCCCAATTTTTGGGAATATACAAAGTCGGTTTTGCTAATTTTCTCCTTGAATGATTCTTTAAACCATCTTCTCCTATTCCATAGGGCGGGTCAACTATGGATAATGAGAAAAACTTATCTGGATAACTTGGCAATCCGCGCTCGGCATCCATGCAGTCTATGTTTAAAAATTCTCTCACAATTCAATCCCTTTCACTTCCATCAACTTCAGCCGCGCACGTTTCATTTCTTCTTTACTGCCCCTGATTTCAATTACACATCCGTCAATGACAATCTCGAAACAAACGCGCAATTCTTCCTCTTTGCTCCAAGACAAGCCGATTCCCGTCACTTCATCCGGGTCTATCAGCCAGTCACCAACGGGGATTAGTTTGCTCATTCCTTGTATCCCTGAAATTCAAATTTCCAATTACGTTGCCCGGTATCCTCAAAGGCATAATTGTATCTTTCGGAAGTCACCTTGTATAAACCTATCTTTCTGCTTTGCATCAGAACTTCAACAATTTCTCCGTTTCCATTACGAAGCCCTTTGTAATTCAACTGATTCCGAAAACAACAACGATGCTCGAAATCAAGATTGAACTTCTTTGCCGCTTTTCTCGGATTGGTGATTTTCTTTTTTGATTCTTCTTTTATGCCAAAGAACAAATCTCTTGTAATACTTCTACGAATTTCTTTCCACGATGCGGCGAATTTTAGCATAGTCAGTAGGGGAGCTCGGTTAATATCCTGATTTCTTTCCGCAGACACTCGCCGGAACAGTAATGCCGATCCTTGTCAACCATCTGTGACCAAAGAACATCTTTCCGCGCCTCTGCGTGTATCATAAAACTCTTTGCCTCGATCTTATACCAGCCAAAAGAATCTTCCTGCTTTACCTTCTTTTTGCAGATGTCACAGGTTAGATAATTTAGTGTTTCGAGCATCCTTGCCCTCTCTTAAAAACCATGCTATTGTATCATAATCAAAATTTCTATTTCCGTTATCATCTTCCGAAATTGCCATTTCCGCAATTTCTTTGTTCATCTTCGGAACGTCGCCAGAAAAAGAAATTTCACATTTAGGCTTAAAATCACCATCCCCGTCAACGAAAAAACCCACCGTTCGACTGCCACCCCACCCCGCAAGTTGATTCCAATATTCAAACATCGCTTGCAATGCTAAAGCCTGTGGAATTGTGACCTGAATTTTAATTACCATTTCAAGGCGATTACTCATTGTTTTCCAATCACTTAAATCCACTTCTGTTGTTTTTATTGAACTTAGCAAAAAAAAAGGGCTTAACTTCAATAAATCATTTGCATTAACTATTCGCGTGCCTATATAACTTTAAAAGCAAAAACATCATTCTCCATTTCTAATCTCCCTCCCTTGCAAATACTTCCGCCTGTCACACACCATAAACCCATCGTCCGCCTCAACAAGCATGTCAACTTCAACCGGAATGTCAAACACACGACTAACCGAAACCACCGCGCCGCAAGAATCTCCGTTCATCGCAGAAACGAGATTCTTCATGCCGAGCAAATTCACCACAATCACCATGTTCCGGCGATCTACTCCCTCAATGCTCAATAGCCTGATTCCATTCGCAATATCGGTTAGCATACTTTCCATAACCCAAATCTACTAAACTCAACTCAATTCCGCAATAAAAAAAAAGGCGGAAACTCAAAAATGAGAATCCGCCCTTATATGCAAAAAAAATTTTGGGGCAGGGAATTATTCTCAAAAATTACTAAATCTGCTTAAATCAGAAAAATGAGACACACCCGGCTAAATAAAACCTAACATACAGAAAAAGCGAAACACTGCATTGTTGAAAATTTCGACTGAACTTGTATTATAAATAATATTGTCTGCTGTTGATCCATCGTCACGCCCACATCCACACCCACGCTGCGCTACCGCATTTCCCTGGCGGCCGGGGGTCGGGCACACACACGGGGTCTGCGGTGGCGGATCGCTGCGGATCGGTGCGCCTGGTCATGTGCGCTACATTATAGATGTGCCGGATCGCTGCGGTGGTTGCTGGATGTAGGGCAATTTTCGGTACGGCATTTTGGCGGGAATCGTTGCTGGATGCCACTTTCAGCACTTCCAAAAAGGATTATTTTCGGAAGTGTAGCCTGGAAAAGTGAACAAAAAGATACTACTTTTTGCCGTCGGTGAGCTGGTTGGGAATTTGTTTGGTAAGCTGGATTATCCGGGTGGTTGCTTCGCCGGTGTTGACTTGGACCGCTACATTGATTTGATCGGCATTTCTCTTGTATTCCGGAAGATTCGCTTCTGCGTAAAGTTTGCGGTCGTTGAAACCTTCGCGCGTAGGCTCGGAAGCCATTGTGATAATTACTTCCCTCACGTCGTCGTTCTTTGCTTCTTTCAAGGCTAAAATAGCTTTTCCGAAATCTGTTTCGTTTTCAATGTGGTGGCTAATCGCTTTGCGGTCTACTCCTACACTTGCGGCCGCTTTTGTAAAGTTCCACCTTTTCGCCAGGAATTTGAGGATTTTTGTCTGTTTGGGGATAGTGAGTTTATATTGTGGTCTTGTCGGTTCTTTAAGTTTGAGAGGGATTTGTATTTTCCCGGTAGTGGTTTCAAGGGTTAGATTGTTCATTTCTCTCTTTTTTTGCGGAAAAATACGCTTAATTGACTTGTTTTTGCAAGTTTTTTCTGAAATAGGCGTAAAATCGTTCAGGATAAGCGCAAGATTCCGGGTATAACAAACCACCTTAAAAGTGTGTCACGCGAAAATTCCGACGTTTCACGGGCAAAGTCGCTATGTTTTGCGGTTGCTCCTGGTTGCAATCTGTCACCGCCTGGATTGATTCAACCATTTCCTTTTATTTTCAACCATCTTAAATTTTTTTGTGTTCTCTAAGTGCTTAATTTTGATTGTTTTGCAATCACTTTTAAATTCTGTTTTCTTATTTCTGTGATATTCATCACAATTTATGTATTTGACATGTGTTACCATTCACCGTGTTCCGTTTGGGTTTCTTTGAATTGTTGGCGGCTGGTGCGCTGGTCGCTGCGTGTATAATCGTTTTATTTTGAGGAGGTAACGTGAATTTTGAAATAATGATAAGATTTTTCAACAGATACGGCGAGTTGGAAGGAATAAGGATCGTAGAAGCGAAATCATTGGCTGCCGTAAACAGAAAAGCGAATAAAATTTTGCGCTCTGCCTATGTCGATCCATCTAGTATAAATATCGAGAAAGATATTTTTTCCGGTGGGACAATGCAAACGTGGAGGGTCTGGTAATCTTTTCAATCAATCAACCCGGCGCTTGCTCACGTGAGCGCCGAAAACTATAACCAGGGGGAGCAATCCCCCGCTTTTAATCACAAAATTTGGAGGTAGTAAAAATGCGTGAAGCAATTGAGAAATTTTGTAAAATTCTGGAAACCCGGCGCAACGAACATATTAAAAAACTTGCGCCTGAGTCTTATGAGTTGCAAAAATCCAGCGTATCGCCTAACTATGGTAAAAAATACGCTAAAATCGAAGTGAGAACGGGTCCGCAATGTTCCGTGTCTGCTTTTGTCGATCTCTCAACCGGAGATATTTTTAAGTCAGCTTCTTGGCGTGCCCCGGCAAAGGGTAAGCGCGGAAATGTTTTTAGCAATCAAAACGGCGCGGAGGCATTAAGCCCCGACGGTTATATTATTTATTTTCGATAACTCTGTGACCTTGCGCTCATGGTGCAAGGTCGGGGGCAATCCGCCTGATCTAAGAGTTGAAAGCCCCGAAAAAACAGGCGGCCATTTAAAAAGTGAGGTAGTGATGGCAAAATTAATTAGAATTAAGAAATGGGCTGGCAATGCCTATAAGAATCAATTCGGCATTCTTTTCGGCTCTTGGGAAGATACTCAGTCGGCGTTTTCCTGCTTGGTCGCTTGGATTGATAAGAAAACCGGGGAAGTGGGTGAAGCTAATCAATTCACCTGCCCCTTTGAATGGGAAGAAGCCGATATTGCGGATTTGCCGAACAATGCGGATATTGACGAAATTTGTTACCAGATCGAAAATTCTTGATAAAATAACCCCAAAACCCGCTTTCCGTTCTGCTTGCGGTCGGGAGGCGGGTGTTGATAACTCTTAACCGCCCTCTTCAGGGCGAAAGGAGGTGATTAGAATGACAAATCATTTTTGGCAATCCCGGAATGAACTTGGTATCGGGGAGATCGTTAAGATCGTTTTCTGCTCTCGCTGCGGTGAAACAATAAACGAAGGAGCTTGGAATCGAACAGACGGAACCGGAGAATTTCAGGAATTTAAAACATTCCAGGCGGAAATGGATAAAGCGGAAAAAGAAGAAAAAAGTAATAAGATCGCTTTTGATGCGGTGGATATTGATCCTGACTTCGATCTTGATTGGCATTTACAAGGATTGTATGAAGAAGTTTTAAGCAGTATTTCTTCTTCTGAGTTTTACGAATTAATTGATTGAATTTAATTCCCCTTAATTCCTTGCCCGGTGGCGGTTTGCGCTGCCATCGGGCGCTAATTAATTCACTGTTGTTTAATTTTATTTTTTGGAGGTAGTAACCATGCTGCATTGTATCAAAAAGATTTCAAGCTATACGGGGGTTTCGCGATTCTATGGTGAATGTTACGCGAAAATTGCCGGTTATATTCCTCGTCAATCCGATATACCTTCCCCTTATGCTTACAGTCCCGCTTGGGAAGTGCTGACTCGGAAAAAAGACAAAATTTTCGTAGTTCTGGTTGAAGTTGGACACAAACGCTATGAAGTTTTTCAGGTTCCGCCGGAAATGGTGAAAAAACGCGAAAAAGATTGCTATTAATTTTAAGGGGGCTTTATCCCCTTCTTTTGGCAGTGTGTCTGGTGCGCTGAAGATGATAGCCTTCAAGATGGTTTGATTCCATCTATTGCCGCTAACCTAACTAACCAAAACTACATTTTAACGGAGGTGTGAAATGTATAAAATTTATCATCATTCTGACGGAAAAATTTATGTTGATATGGGCGGTTGCTATTATCGCGTAACTGCGATTAATGGCACTCTGCCCGAAAACGGCGCAAGTTGCACATTTTCAAGCGGTATTTTTCACGGGCGCGGTTTTTCATGCGGTACTGAACAGTATCCTACTAAATTAAAGGGGGTGAAAAATTGAAACTCTCCCCCATTCCCTCTTATGTTTCAGATCGAATCGAATTTGACCAAGTTTTACCGCTTGCAACATAGCGGAGTGTTCCGGCATTCCGGCTTGGTTTTTTTGAATTGTTGCTCATCGCTGCGGTGGTGGGCGCTTGTTTAATGATTGTAATTTTGTGAGGTTGAAATGCGATACACTTGTAATTATATCTATTACACGTATTATAAAACTCCGAACGAAACCGGATCGTTTAACGTCGAAGCGAAAGACTTTGAAGAAGCGAAAAATCTTTGTATTGATAAACTTCTCGAATTGACTGGCGGGTTTTTCGATTTTGCTATTGATGATTTTCAAATTGTCGATAAATCCGGTACTGAAATTTGGGCGCAATAAATTGATTAAATCCCTCGGCGCTTGCTCACGTGAGCGCCGTTTCACCGGCGGCCTTGCGCCGCCTTAAATTTAAATGGAGGTAGTAAACCATGACTAAAGAACAGTACGAAGCAAAGAAAGCGGCGCGGATTGAACGCTTGAAAGAACGTGCAGAAAAAGCCCGTGACAAGGCAGAGCAACACAAAAAATATTCTGATTCGTTGGTTGAGCATATTCCCTTCGGTCAACCGATATTAGTCGGGCATTATTCCGAAAAATCCCATCGGCGCACTTTGGAGCGGTCAAGAAATCACATGTTTAAAATGGTTGAGGAAAACCGGAAAGCCGAACACCTGGAAGAACGCGCTAAGGCTGCGGAAAATAACCGGGCAATTTCTTCCGATGATCCCGAAGCGGTTATATTGCTAAAGGAAAAACTTGAGAAACTCGAAGCGGAACGGGAAAACATGAAAGCGGTTAATGCGGCATGGCGCAAGTATGCCGGGAAAAAGAACGATGATTCAGCGTTAAAAGCTCTCGGTTTTACCGATGAAGGGATTAAAAGACTTGCGGCGAAAATTGAACAGGCTTACAGTTGGGAAAAACAACCTTACCCCAAATGGGAGCTATCGAATTTAAGTCAAAATATCGGCAATGTTAAAAAGCGGATTGAACAACTTGAGAAAACCGAAAACCGGGAAACCACCGAGATTGAATATGGCGATATTCGAATGGTTGAGAATGCCGAAGAAAACCGGATACAATTATTTTTTCCCGGCAAACCCGACGAAGAAACCCGGCATTTATTGAAAAGCTACGGTTTTCGATGGTCGCCCTACAATGAATGTTGGCAGTGTTACTTCAACAACCGGGGCATCTGGAACACTGCTTATGTTTTGAAGCAAATTAATAATCAATAACCAGGGGGAGCAATCCCCCGCTTTTAATCACAAAATTTGGAGGTAGTGAAGTGGATAAAATAAAGCAGCGAGTTATCGAATCGTTCAAGGCTGAATTTGGCTATGTGCCGGAAGATCAATTTA